AGGGTCGGGTCGTCGCCTTTGGGTTGGTGGGAGAGGGGCTGCCACGGCCAGGGGGTGCCGTCTTCGGGGGCGTCGTCGCGGCCGTCGCGGGTGATGTGGGAGGGGATGAGGGCGAGACCGATGCTGCCGCCGCGTTGGTCGTTTTCGGCGGGCAGGATGTGGGAGCCCTGGTAGACCCAGGGCGGGCCGATGGTTTCGTCGTCTCCGTAGTCGCCGAGGCCGGGGATGCTGGCGTAGATGCTCACGGTGTTCTCCGTCAGGCGGTGATGGTGAGGGTGGGGATACCGGCGGCTTTGGCGCGGCGCAGGCAGTCCGCGGTTCCGCTGCTGTTGGCACGGCTGGCTCCGACGAACAGGGCGGGTCCTTCGTCGACCATCTGCTGGTTGCGGCGGTGGCCGGCGAGCGGGCAATACCAGGTGCCGCGGCGGTTGCGGCGCCGGTGCCCCGGCTGGCACTCGAGGCCGCAGGGGCCGTCCCAGTCGGCTGGCCGGCGGCGGCATGGGATTCCGTTGCTGATGGCCCAGTGGTCGCCGATGGTGTCGGCGCCGTCGGCGCAACCGTGCATCAACTCGATGCCGGTGTAGTCGGCCTCGAGGGCGTCGTGCCAGACGAGGAGAAGCGTGTCCTCGAGGAGGCGGACGTCGGTCCAAGCCCGGCTGCCGGTCAATCCGAGGAGCGCGAGGGCCATGGTGGTCTCCTACGCCGTGCCGAAGACGCGGCGAGGCAGGTTCAGGCCTGCCTGGTCGCGGCGTTTGAAGGCGCGGGCAGCATGCTCCGAGGCGGCCATGCTCCCGGCGGCCGGGCCTGCTTGGGCTTCGGTGTCGGCCTGGGCCCAGACAGCTTCGCGATGCTCGGACTCGGGCTGCCGGTTGGCGCGGAGAGCAGCCTCCTGGCGGGCCATGGCCGCGGCCAGGTACGGGTCGGTGGGCGGCCGCTCTGGGCGGTGAGTGAAGGCGGCATCGATCGCGGCACGGTAGCCGGGTGAGGCTGTCTCCCGGGTGTGTACGGGCGCCTCCAGAGCGGGCGCGGGCGGCGCGGGCTCGGGGCCGTCGTGACAGTCGGTGGGGGCGGGTCCGGGCGGCAGAATGCGCAGGGCACGGACGCTACGGCCACCGCTCTTCTCGGCGATGCGGCTGAGTATCTGGCGCTGGAACATGCGCAGCTGGGTGGCGTAGGCGTCGGATGCGGGGCGGAGATGGAGGATGCCGGTGCCGTGCTCGAAGCGGACTGCGGCCACCTTGTCGGCAAGTTCGGGGGCGACCGTCGGCCAGTGGTCAAGGATGCTGCCGCCCTGCTCCGGTGGTTCCCAGCCGCGTTCGGCCATCATCCGGTTGATGGCGGCGCCCAAACCCATGGGGTCGCCGGCCCGGCGGGTGGTGGAACGACTGGCGCTACGGGTCTTCCTCTGGGGTTGTGCGGGCCTGGTTTTGGCGCTGGCCCGGGCGGCGGCGAGGGCGGCGCGGGCGAGGTCGATTCCGGAGGGCTGCTGGCTCACGCGGGGCTCCCGTTGAGGAAGGCGAGGATGTCGGCTTCGGCGTCCCAGTCGCTGCTGGCGCCATCGGAGAGGTCGTCTTGCCCGTAGGCGTGCATCTGCTGCTGGTAGCGGGCGAGGCCCTGCCGGTGGGCGGTCATGAAGTCGAGGCGGGCGGCGATGGACCCCTGGAAGGCGCCCTCGACCGGGTTTTCCTGCTCCCAGCGGTCGGCAGCCTCCTGCGCGGCCTGCATCTCCTGCTGATGTTCAGCGTCGGCGGTGAGGCGGGCCTGGATGAACGCGACGGGGTTGGTGGGCCGCCAGCGCATCCCGGAGCACATGCCGTTCAGGTCGGCAGCGATCTGGTAGGCGTCCTGGTCCTGGTCGGTCCACGGCCGGAGCACGTACTCCAGGCGCCGCAGCGGCACAGTCTGGGTCCAGGTGACCAGGGCCCGTACCAGCCGGATGGTCTTGCTGGCTTTTTGGACGTCGGTGGCAACACGGCGCCTGCCGTTGATCTGGCTGCTCTGGTGGGGGATTCGCGGTTTCGGCGACCGAGCCTGCGAGGTGTAGTTACTACCCCCCACCATCTTCAGCTTTCCCTCTTCCTTCACCCAGGTAAGGGAAGGGGGCTCACGGCCCTCGAGAGCAGAGTTGTCCACAGGCGGGTTATCCACAGGCTTCCGGGACTGCGCAGGGATGACGACCTGGTTGCGCTGGTCGATGACGATCCGCGCCGTGTAGCCGGATCCGATGATGGTGTGGCCCATGGCGTGGTCGTAGGAGGCCGGGATGACGGCGGCGTAGATGGTGGCGGTGGCGGCGTAGCCCTTGAGCCCCATCAGAGGGCGGATGTTGGTGCGGGTGCCGTGCTGAACCCAGGCGAGGGCGCCGAGCTCTCGCAGGTAGCCGATGTGCCGCTTGATGGAGGCCCTCGAGATGCCGAGGCGTGCGACCATCTCGTCCAGGCAGTAGCGGACGTGCCCGGTCGTGTAGTCCATGCGGTCGGCAAGGTCGTCGGCGACGCGCTGCGTAGTGGCGTTGGCGCGCGGGTGCAGGCCGGCTGCGATCAGCCACGCCACGGCGCCACGCCACTTACGCGGGCCACTCCTGCGCGACTTGGTGTGGGACACCTCCTGGCAGGCGCCGCGGACGGGAGCGAACCGGGGCCCACTGTATTCGATCAGATGTTCGGGTTCGAGGGCGGGGGCGTGCGTGTCTGGTGTGGGCTGGGGGCACTGGGTGTCGCCCGTGCGGGGGGAGATAAGCCGCGAATCGCCAGGCTTCGGGTTGCCAAGCTGACAAGAAGGGGTGCGGTGCTGCACTATGTACCTGCCGTCCTGCGGACATGAAAAAGCCCGCTCGGTGGTGAAGGTGGTTCTCTCCGGAACCTGTAGGTCGCTCGCTCGGGTTGGCGCCCGGCGGGCCTTAGATCGGATTGGCGTCCGATCCGTGGTACGGGGCCGCAAGGCCCGGGATGGTGTTGGCGCACCAAGTCCGGGGAAGCGGCCAGGCGGTCGAGGAATCTCCCGCCGGAAGTAGCTAAGTCACCTGATCTCCCTTACTGGGTGAGGTCCGTCCTGCCGGAAAGCCGTAGCTCTCGGTAAGGTGTTGAACGACGGGGCACACCTCGTGGTTGTAGAACCGAGCGAACTCGTCCAGGTCCCCGTCGTAGTCGTAGGCGGGGCAGGAGTGTCCGCGGCCGCCGTGCAGCTCCAGCAGCTTCCGATCAGCGGCGCAGCGGCGCAGGACCGACTCCGGGTCGTTCGCCGCGATGTGAACGATGGATGCCGCTCGGTCCTCGCGAGACCGCGCCACCATGACGTTCTTCTGGTCCCGGACCCCGTACACGAACGGGTCTTCACGCCACCTCTGTCCGCCCTCGGCTTCCGTGAGCCGCGCCGTACGCTCACAGTCGCGGATAGCGTCGCTCAACCACACGACGATGCCAGCGCTGTTCACCGCCGCTCCTCATCCCAGAGGCCGCCACACAGTGAAGCGTGGTGCGGGCCACTGATTACCAGGCAGCCGCGATCGTGACGCCCGGTGGGGATGGTGTACGGGTGCCAGGGTGCGTCAGGCGCCGCAGGCCGCTCCGTGTGGTACTCCTTCGGGCGGCAGCATACGCAGGCGGTGGCGTCGGAGACGGCGGAGCCGTCCCGGGCGGTCATGCGACTGCGTGAGTAGTGGGGACAGTGGCCGAAACAGTCGACGCCGGTGTGATCTTCACGGCGGAGTCTCGGGTCTCACTGTCTGATCGGGGAACACCCCGGGTACTCTTTGCCACGTCGGCACCTTCATTCGCTTCGCAGTGGTGTGGTGTCGTCAGCCCTCGCGTTCCGGCTTCGCAAACCGGGACCGCCACCCAACCGGTGGCAGCGGGGGCTTCCGACGTTGTCGGGCGATTTCCGTTCAGTCTCGCAACTGACTGCACTTCAAACGCAAGGCTCAGCCTACCGTTTCGACCCGTCATCTGTCCCCGTCCCCTTCTCTCGTGTCGTTGGTACTACTGGTCACACCAGACATGGCGTGCCGTCAGTGTTCCCGAGCTATCTCGCCGTCGGCCGGATGACCCGCCCGGACCACCAACTCACGCGACCGTCCCACCAGCCCGGCCATTGCACGAAACCCCGCCTCCGACAAGGCTTTTTGCAGACCCTGCAAGCGATCCCTGTACAACCACGGCGCCCCCGCGACCCGGGAAGCCGCCCAGGCCGTCGCGCACGCCCGATCCCAAATCTCCTGCACCACTACTGGATCCACCCCCGGCCACTCATCCACCGGCAACCTGCGGGCCGCGCCCGCCGTCTCCAACTCGCCGGCCGCCAGCAGACCCGCCAGATACTCGGCCGACGACCTGGCCCGGACCGACAGCACCACATCTACCGAAACAGCATCGGCATCGTCGGGCGATGCAGGCGGCGGCGCGGGAACCTCGACGCTCACGCGACAGCCCCCAACGGCGCGGCCGGACCAGCAGCAACCTCCAGCGGTGCGGTGGCGGGGAACAGGACAGTGACAGGAGCGGGGGCGAGGGCGTCGTCGAAGGAGAGCTGGCCGGCGACAGCCGCACCCCGACCCCCGCGCGGCCTCACACCGCGGGACACGACCTCCACCACGGCCTGGACGGCGACCGGCCCGGGCCCGGCAGCCATCATTGGTTCTGCGGAGGCCTCGGCCCCCGCGCCCGGAACCTTCGTCGGCGGCGGCACCGCCGGCACCGACCCGTCATCCTGAACCAGGTCCACGTCCTCGAGGAGCCCACGCTCCCGAGCCACAGCCAGAGCCCGCATCCGCGACACGGTCTTCGGCAGGCCCAACTTCGTGACGATGCTGGAGCGCTGCCAGTTCGCCGTCCGCACATCCACCGGACCCTCACCCCACGAGGCCAGCAACCGGGAAGCCTCCACGGACACCTCGAACGGATCCCAGCACACCGCCAGCGCCCGAATCACGGCCCGCTTCTGCGCGGTCTCGAACTGCCGGTTCGGCGCGGCCGCCACCGCGTGCCGAGCCCGGATGAGCGCCTTGTGCCGCTCCAACGACCTGCGGCCACCCCACACCCCATCCGGCTCCGCCAACTTCCCATCAGCGGTCACCGACGACGCGTACAGATCACACGCCACCATCACCGGACAGTTCAAGCACACCTCGATCGCGGCTTCCTCGCGGGCCCGGCGCTCCTTCTGCCCCTCCGGCGCCCAGGCATCCGGCCCATGATGCGCGCCCACGTGCAGCGAGGGATCCCCCGTCATCCGCAGCGGGTTGTCCGCATCCGGCGCACACCCCCGATACCGGAAGTACGGGTGCTCCAGCCACTCCCTGTGCAGCTGCTCCGACAACTTCGCCGTCGACGTCACCGTGGTCACCATGTAGGGCCTCCCTCCTGCGGCAGAACACTCTCGAACCCAGCGACCTCATCCAGGTCGCCGTCCCCGGCGCCGAGCAGCGAACCCAGCCGCCGCTCGAACGCCTCCACCTGTGCCACCAGCGCAGCGTTGTCCCGATGCGCACACCCGGCCATCAGCCGCTGCGACACCACCTCACGGCGCAACCGGCGATCCCGGCGCACCAGCGCACAAACCACAACCGCCGCGGCAAGAACCGCGGCGGCCACAGCAGAACGAACCGCCAAAGCGGTCTCACCTCCAACAACAAGGGGGAAGGAACGGACAGAACTCACGGGTGGAACAGGGCGTTGTGCTGGGCCAGGCCGGCCAGGAACTCAGCGGACTCGGCCGCGTTCTGCCGAGCATCGAGTTCGGCCTCCTCGGCCAGGCCCAGGACCGCGGTGTCGACCGCCTCCTGCTCCTCGGCCGACAGCAGACCCCACCACGGCAGATCATCCGTACGACGGCGCGTGAACGACGACGGGCGACGGCGCTCCCAGCACAGGGCGAGAACGACGCCGAGCACAGAAACCAGCAGAACGGCCGGCACCACCCAGCGGACCGGGTGAGCGAGCAGCCAGTGAACGAACTCGGGCATGACAGGACTCCGATCGGCGAGAGCCGGTTGTGGGTGGTGGTGCGCCTCAGGCGGGGACTTGGCGGGCAGTGCCACCCCGGGCCCGCACGCGGCGGGCCCGGGGTGGTTCAAGCGGCAGTCGCCAGGCGGTCCTGAGGGCTGTGGATGACGGCACGCAGCCGCAGCCCGATCCACTCGCCGACCTGCGGGGAGACGGCATTCCCGAAACCGTCGACCTGGTCGCGGGCCGAACCCCAGACGATGAACGTGCCCTTGCGGCTGCCGAAGTCGACGTCGAAGCCGCAGCCGACACCGATCTCGTAGTCCTTCATCATCCGGTAGTAGCAGTTCTCCAGTCGCAGGTCGGCGAGCGAGGCATGCCACCGGGCGTTGAGCAGCGCAGTGGTGTCGTGGGCGGTGATCGTGCCGAGCGAATCGGTCAGCGGGTGCGGAGCGGTCCCGTGGTTGGGGCTGGTCCCGTTCTGCTTGTACCAGCCGGAGAACAGCATCTCCTGCGCCCGCGCCAGGCCGGCGAGGCCGGGCTGGTAGGGCCACTGCACCGCTTCCAGCCCCCCGCTGCTGACCGTTCCGGTGGCGGACAGAACACCCGGGATCTGCTCGGCGGTGAACGTCGGCATCGCCTCCTGGAGCATCGTGGGCACGGTGTTGTTCCGATACGGGACCACCCCCGCCGACACCACCCCGAAGGTCTCTGAACCGACCTGCGTAGCCAGCGGCTCGTCCGCACCCCGCGGCGCGCCCTGATAGTTGTCGACCGCGAGCAGAAGTGCCGTTTCCTGCTGGCTGGTCTGTGTCGACATCGGCTGCCACGGATGCCGCTCGGATCCGTGCACCCCCTTCGCCGGCATCAGCACCGCGGGGAAGTCACCGAACCGCTCAAGACACCGTTGGGCGCGGGCCATCGTCGACGCCGCGAACGGGCCGACGTGCCCATCCGGGAACGTCTTGATCGGCTTGTCACCGATACGGGTCCCGAGGTCTGTCAGGTCGAGCGCAACCAGCGACGGCGTCATCGGCGGCACCACCTCGCGACGGCATGACGGGCACTGGTAGTCGTACTGCTTGCCGTAACTCACCGATCCGGACGGCGGGATCCCGGTCTTCCACGTCCACACCGCTTCGACGTCCTTGTCGCAGCCCTGGCACCGCGCAACCGGCCGGTGCTCCAAGTCCGGCATCGGCAGGGACTTGTGGACGAACACCCAGTAGCCCCGGTTCCGTGACTGCGGAACCCCGAAGAACTGCGAGTTCAAGAACAGCACCTTGTGGTTGTAGTCCAGCAGTTCGAACTGCTTCAGCCACCACCGGTACGTCGACCCGTCCCCGATCTTCTTGCTTCCCGGGAGAAGCTGGCCCCACGACTGCAGTTCGGTGGTGCACTCCACCAGGATCATCCGTGGCCGGTGCTGTTTCGCGTAGTGCAGCACGCAGTTCGCCGTGGCCCGGTCCCGCTCCGACTTGGTGACCCGCGCCTCGTAGTCCGGGTCGTGCATCCCGAACAGGGTCAGCCCGTGCTCGTACGCCTTGGTGGTGTTCGCCTGCGAGTGATTAATGCACGAAACTCCTGCGACCAGAAGGTCGGCCGCGGGAAGGTCGCGTGCGGAGTGGTAGTCCGCTGCTTCTGGGTCGACCAGGTCAGCTATCCAGTGTTCGGCCTCCGGATGGTTCGCCTCGTGGACCTGCACTTTGTAGTCGTTGTGGTTCGCGGCCATGATCGTGGTGAACCCGGCCCGCTTGATGCCCTCGGTGAGGCCTCCGAACCCGCTGAAGAGGTCGACCGCGACCAGGTCGTCGTGCCGGAACCGGCGGCGCCTGGCGGCCGGTCGATGCGTGGCGGTACGGGGCAGCTTCTTGGACGGGCGGGCCATCAGGCGGCGCTCCTCTCCGATGTTGTGGTATGGGTGCGGACGGCTTCCTGCTGGCGGCGGTAGGCGGCGCTGAGCCGGAAGGAGATGACCTCGCCGAGCGTGACGGCCTTCCCCCGCGGGTCGACGGCGGCCATCCCGGACGCCCGGCAGTACTGGACGTCCTGCGCGAGCTGGGACAGTGACTCGTACGTCGCCGTCGGGTCGTAGGCGCGGTGCAGGAACTCGGCGCGCGGAGCACGGTCGATTCCTTCATCAGCCCACTTCCTCAGCTCAGCCCCCACCGCAACGGCGTCCGTGAGGACCTCGTCCGCGAGGCCGGGCGCGGCGGACTTGGTGACCACCAGCTCGTGGGTCGGCAGCAGGGACGCCGCGAAGTCGACGTCATACTCGAGGCCGTCACGTGCCTCGGCGCGCATGCTCACCCGGGTCGGTACCGTCCGCCCGGCGGCGTCGGTGGTCAGGACGGCTTCCAGGCGGTTGCGCAGGATGCCGATGACGTGGCCGGGGAAACACTGCACGGCCTCGATCATCTGGCGTTCCACGGGCCGGACCTCGTCCCATGCCGCGTCCCTGCCGCCCTTGCCGCCGCGCTGGGCGACCTGGTCGCGGACGCCCTCGGGACCGCTCCAGAACGCCGACCAACTGGCGAGGACAACCACGTCGTAGGAGGCTGCGGCATACAACGCCAGGCAGAGGTCCTTCGGGTCGAACGACGCCATCTCCGTCACGTCGAACGTGACCTCGGCGGCGTACTGCCTAGACCTGCCGCGCTCGGTGTCGATGACCGCGATCGTGTCGCCCAGGGCCGAGGCCATCCGCAGCGCGGAGACCAGCCGGCCGGAACCGGGGGGCCCGTCGAGGAGCGCACGCACGGGACGGGCTTCCTTGGCGGCGGTCTCGAAGGGGAAAAGGGTGTGCGAGGTCGGGCCCTCCGCCGTCGTGCTGGCGGGGGCCTCAATGCCCTGCGGCATGAGGTCTCCTACATAGTTCAGTGATGAAGGGCGGCCGCCTGGCCGAACCATCCAGCGCGGCCGCCCCGAAAGCGCCTACTCGGCGGGCTCCCCCAGCCGGTCGATCAGAATCCAGCGGACGATCATCCCCGGATACAGGCGGACCCCGAGACGCTCCGACAGCACCGGCGCCAACTCCGCCAGCGCCTCGGCGAGATCCTCCCGGATCCGCACCGCGAGCTTGCCCCGCTCCACACCCTCCATCGAGCCCTTCACCGCCCGGGACGGACGCGGCAACTCCCACGCCCCGTCCACCATCTGACGGATCCGCTCGTTGACCACCGCGTCCACGTCCAGGCCGGCCTCGGCGGCTGCGGTCATGAAGTGGTCGCGCAGCGGACGCGGCAGCACCAGGTTCAGCGTCGACATCGTCCCCAGGTCCACACCCAGCTCCGAGCACATCCACGCGATCGCGATACTCGACTCGGTGACCCGGTACCCGGCCTCCCGCGACCACTCCGCCAGCTGAGGCTGCACCTGCTTACGCAGGCTGTCGTCCACGCTCACCGGCAGGATCGACCGCTTCCCGCCCGACCGGGCCTTCGTCGCCTTCGGCGGCCGCCAGCCGGTCTCCAGCGCCTTGCGGTAGCCCTCCTCGGCCAGCGCCGGCAGAGGCACCGCGAACTCCGCCGAAGCCGCCCGCAGATCAGCCTTCAGATCCGCCGACATCATCAGCGACAGCTGACTGGTCTCGCGGGTGTCGGAGTCCCGCAGCAGCACCCAGCCGCCCGGAGCCAGGAACCCCTCGATCACAGCAGCCTCATCGTGCAGCCCGTCCTCACGGAGTCGGGCTGCTCCACGGGCGGCGAGGGCGCGGTTCTGGTCCGTCGTCACGGGGCGGTGTCCTTTCAACAGGCGCCGCCGTGAGGTCGGATGTCCGGGCGGGCGGCGCGTGGTGGGGGCATGTGCCACGCCAGTGTCCTCCATTCAGCATCGTGACGCCATGCCGACAGGCCTGGCGGCGGGGGCGGACGCCCCAACAACCACAACGATACCCGTGAATGCATTGCCAGGCAATGCATGAAGCGATATTGTGTAGACACGCCGCGCCAACAGGGGGAGCCCACGATGAAGCTCACCGCACGTCAGAGCCAGACCAAGACCCTGGCCGACCTGTACCGAGCTGCCGACCACCGTCGGGTCGTGACGATCACCTACCTCAAGCCCGGCGAGACCGAACCCACGGTGCGATCCATCGAGATCCACGAACTGCGCACCGCCAGTCTCAAGGGCAGCAAGGGCCGCATTACCGGCGGAGGCATCCGCATCATCGCCATGTGCCGACTCCGCGGCGAACGCCGCGAATTCGCCCTGTCCGGCCTGATCTCCTACACAGTCCACCGCATGGGCTACGTGCTCACCATGCCGGAGAACACCACCTACGAGGATCCCGAGCCTGCGCCGGCCGACGACGCCGAAGCCCTGTTCTTCTACGAGCTGGCCCGCGACAAGGACGACGCCGACTACCGACCCCGCGTACGCCTCGCTTCCTAATGCTGTCACCAACCCGAGAGGACCTGATGACCACCCAGACCCCCATGACCGCCGAGGAAGTCTTCGCCGGCCACGACTTCCGCACCAACCAAGGCCGCGAAGGCACCGAGTACTTCTTCCGCGGTCACCTCACCGCCGACCAGATCGCCGACACCTACTACGCGCTCTACCCCGAGCACCGCACCAACTTCCCCTACGCGGTTAAGCCGGGCAGCATCCGGCACGCCTGGCACGTCTTCACCGCCCACGAAGACCACTGCTACCTGATTGCGGACAACGATCCGGACGACCCGTTCACCCTGGACGAACTGCGCGACTTCGTGTTCTGCACCTGCGCCGCTTACCAGGCCCTCGCGCACGAGGGAACCGGATACGAGCACCGCCACCCGCACCACGCCACCGACGCTCAGGATGGAGCCATCGCGGTCACCTGGGTCACCATCGAACCCGCCTGAAACACCAAAGGCCACCGCCCCGCACAGGGGTTGGTGGCCTTGATACTGATCGCGTGAGGCGAAGCCTAGCCCAGGACCGCGTCACCCGTACAGCCCTTCGACGGATCACACTGGAACCCATGGCCGAACAGCAGCAGGACACCCTCACCGGACCCGTCCCGGGCCAGCGCCGGCGCGTGTGGTGCCGAGGCGTCGGCTGCCACCACGAACTCACCGACCCCGAGTCACGGCGCCGCGGCTACGGGCCGGTCTGCGATCCGGACTACCGCACCACGACACCCGACCACCACGTCGACCAGGACGCCATACCCGGCCTGTGACAGACCATGACGCGCCGGGCGGGGGAGAGCGGAGGGAACGGTCCACCGTTTTCGCCGTAGCGTGTTCTCACCCGGCAAGGGGAGGGGCACTGCAGAGCCCCGTTCACGCGTCCGACCTGCACGTTTACAAAACTTCGGGGGCCCCACCCTCTAACCCGCACACGCGCGGCCCCCGCCCCGCACCATCCCGGACACCGCCACCACAGGCGGAGGGGGAAGAGGTAGCTCCGAAGTTTTGTAAGTTGATCCATTACGGATTCACGGCATCATGAATGCCCATGGACGCCTCCACCCTGCTCACCGACTGGCTCGCGAACTCCGCCCTGCGCCCCTCCACCCAGGCCGAGTACCAGCGCGAGATCCACCACTTCCTCACCTGGTGCGCTCGACAGACCCCACCCGTGGACGCCCTGACCGCACGCCCCAAGGACATCGCCGCCTGGGCCGCCGCCCACCACCTCACCCCCTACCTCGAGGGCCGCTCCTTCAACGGCCCCGACGCCCTCGCCCAGATCGCCGAACAGCACCCCGAGGCAGCCCGCTCCCACGACCGCCGCATCACCGCCCTCACCCAGTTCTACGAAGCCGCCTACAACCGCGGCATCATCACCATCCCCCCGAACCTGACCGGACTACGCTCCGGCATCGTCCGCCCCGCCGGCGCCAAGAACCGCCTCGACCGCATGGAACGCACCGCCCTGTTCACAGCCATCGGCGGCTGGGGCGCCCACCACTCCAAGCACTACCAGCGCGACCAGCTCGCCGTCTGGCTCCTCCTCGAAGGCATGCGCCCCGCACAGGTGATCCGCATCGACAAACGCCACCTGTACCCGCAGCCCGACGGCACATGGCAGGTCCGCGCCCCCGACGACCACGAGAACACCGGCAAACAGTTCGTCCTGGAGAAACTCACCGGCGCCGCCCTCAAGGCGTATCTGAAGGTGCGCCCCGACCCCGCCGACCCCGCCGAGTACGCACTGCTGCTCAACGACCGCCGACAAGCGCTGCAGTCCCGCTGGGTGAACCTGGTCGTCGGCCAGATCGCCGCCACCCACCCCCTGCTCGCCGACCGGGAACCACCAGTGACCGCAGACGCCGTCGCCCACACCGGATTCTGGGACACCCCCGAGAAGTAGGGGTGCTGGTAAGAATCCCGTCAGGGGCCGCAAATGACGATGAGGGGGCGCTCTGCCGATACGGTTGCCCCCGTGGAGAGCGTGCACCAACTGCGAGTGTCGATGCCGGACATCGAGCCGGAGGTGTGGCGGCGCATCCACGTCTACTCACACACCACGCTGTCCGGGTTGCACGCCGTCATCCAGGTCGCCATGGGCTGGGACGACGCCCATCTGTACGAGTTCGGCGCCCGGTGGGAGACGTACGGGCACAACGGCCGTGAGCCGTCCGCGTACACCGTCGCCCAGATGCTGCCCGACGCCGGCTCCGGCGCGGGGTACGTGTACGACTTCGGTGACCACTGGGTCCACCACATCACGGTGGAGAAGATCCACCGCCCCGCTGCGAACACCCACTATCCGCGGTGCAGTGCCGGCCGCCGGGCGTGCCCGCCCGAGGACTGCGGCGGCCCGCTCGGCTACGAACGCACCCTGCGAGCGATCCGGGCCCGCAAAGGACCCCGCTACCGCGAACTGCGCGAATGGGGACAGCACAGATACAACCCCGCGGCATTCGACCGCGACGAGATCAACCGCGGCCTCGCCGACCCGGCATCCGTCGGCTACCCCGAACCCGCCCCGTGGCAGCGGGAGGTCCTCGACCTCTCCAGCCGCCGGTACCCAGGCGCACCCGCCACGGGTGGTCAACGGGTTGACCACCCCCAGGCCGAACCGGAAAAGGACCCATGGGAGTCCGAGTCCGCCGTCGAAGCGGTCAAGGCGTTGACCACCGAGCCACCGCCCAGCATCACCGACGCGGTCGCCTCCGTCCTGGACGCACTCGGCAAGGTAGACGAGGCCCGCGCCCTGCTCGGCGTCGCACTGCGGGCCGAGCAGGCAAAGACCGGCGCCAGTGCCAACGAACTCGCCGAGCGTGTCCGCGGCGCGATGTCCCGCCCCCTGGTCCTCAAAGCCCTCCGGCATACCGACTGAAGTAACCCGCCAGTACCCGCACCGCAGACCGTCCGGGCCGGGCAGGATCGCGGATATGACCTGCGAAGACACTCCAACCCGGCTCACCTGGACGGTCGAGTTGTACGAACCGTGCAGCCACGTGTGGATGTGCCGGGGCTACGGCCGCGCCACAACCACCGCCGATCCCGGCGACATCGCCCGGGCGGTGCTGGCCGGCTACCTTGCCGGGAACCCGGCGCGGGGCGGGGAAACGTTCCGCGCTATCACCCGCACTGACACCGGGGCCGAAGCCGTCGTGACCGCGGCCGAGTTGGCGGATGGCGAGTGGGAGGCGGGCCCGGACGTTCGCCAGGCCCTGCCCCTCTACCTCCGCGAAGCCCTCACGGGGGCTGGTTAGACGAAGCGGTCCACGAGGTGGTCGTACACCTTCACGGCGGCCGCGGCGTGTTTGGCCTTGCGGGCGGAGTCGTCGCGGCGCCGGATGTAGCGGAGAGTGGTCTCGATCGCTGCGTGGTCGGCGTACTCCTGGATTTCCTCCACGGGGGTGCCGGCGTCGTGCATGTGGGTCAGCTTCGACGCGCGGAGCACGTGCGGGGTGAGGTCTCGGCCGGGAAGGACACCGGCTTCCTTCCCTAGTCGGTTGAGGAGCCGGTCGACGCCGTGCCGGTCCATGGGGCGGTCGTCGTCGTCCAGGAGCAGCGGGCCGTTTTTCCGGTCTGCGGTGGCGACGTCGATGAGGTCGCACAGCCGGTCCGGTAGGGGCCAGGAGCGGCCCTTGCCGCCCTTGCGGGACAGGTCCAGCTTGCGTACGCCGCCGACGGTCTTGAGGTGGTGGAGCTGTGCGGTGCAGCACTCGGTGACTCGTCCGGCCAGGGTGTAGATGAGGACGACGACCAGGGCCTGGCGTGGTGTCTGGGCGGCGTTGATGACGGCCTGGAGTTCGGGGACTTCGAGGATCGGTGTGGCGGTCGTCTCGTCGCGCGGATCGACCTTGGGCCGGTCGTACTTGGTGACGGGGGAGGCGATGGACTGGTCCTTGGTCTTCCACTTGGCGTAGTCGGACAGTGCGGTGAGAACGGACAGGCGCCGGTTGGTGGTGCGCGGCGCCCGGCCGGCGGCCTTCTGGGTCTTGGTCCAGGTCTCGATGATGCCGGGGGTGATGGCGCCGACGTGGAAGCGGTCATGGCCGCCCAACTCCCGGGCGACGGTGGCCCAGAGGCAGATGTCGTCGGCGTACGCCTGCTTGGAGGTGACGGCGGGGACGGCCTCGCTGCCGAGCCAGGAGGTGATGAGGAGGAAGGTGTCGCGGTCGCAGGCTTCGGCGAGGAGTTCGAGGCGGTAGCGGCGTTCACCGAGACAGCGGGTGTGGGGATTGCGGCGGGCGACGGTGCCGAGCACGTCACGCAGCCAGAACAGCGCTTCCTCGGCGGCACCGGGCGCGGCGAGTTCGGCGCGGGGTCTGGCGGTGACGGCGTGCTCGGTCACGGGCGCCAACTTTCCTGGTAGTCCGGGTGCGTGTCGTACATGGCGGCGAGGTGCTGGGTGAACGGGCAGTCGTCGCCGTCGATGGGGCAGACGGCTGTCGTTACAGCCGGGAAGTTGGGTGCATGTTCCTCGAGGAGGGTCCGCTTGAGGGCGATGTCCGCGAGACCGAATTCGGCGTCTCGGTAGGGAGTGGTCTCGGCTGCGGAGGGATTGCGGTCTTCGCGGTATGCCAGCAGGGCGATGGAGGTCTCGTTGAGGCGGGCGTGGCAGAACCCCCAGGCTTCGGCCAAGCGGAGCGATGTGTCGGTGTTGTCCATGATCCGAGTCTAGCCTTTATCCATAACACACGTTATGCGCATCCCCTAGAGCGATCCTGCGCGACGGGGCCTCCCGGGTAGTCCGGGTGGCTGTCGAACTGCCGGGCCTCGGTGCGCATCCAGTCCAGGTAGGCCATCGCCTCCTGGTCGCCGTACTCGGCGTGCACGACGAACCGACCGTAGGTCTCACCGAGCATCCGGTGATACTTCGGCATCCGGCCAGCCTCCTCGAAGCGGTTCTGGAGGAAGCTGTACCAGCGATCGCCAGCGACGAGCAATGCGGCAGCGTTCGGGGTGATGTTGGAGGTCATGCCCTGCGCAACGAGTAGCGCTTCTCCGTGGTCACCCAGCTGCGGTTAAGGAACATTATTCGTAGCCAGAGGGATTGTTGCCCCGGCGAGGCCGTCCGCGACGCTCCGTCAGGCGTCCTCGGCAGGCTTCTGCTTCGCTGAGCGGCTGTGCCCGCGGGCGATGCCGCTGACGCGTTCGGGTTTGACGCCGAGCGCGGGCGCCATGTCGGTGTAGCTGATGCCGTCGCGTTCGCGCAGCGTGCGCACGACGTGCTGTCGCTGTTCCCGTAGCCACTTCTGAAGGTCCGGGATGGCGTTGAGGGCTTCGGTGAGCGCGACGGCTTGGTCCAGGGTCTCGTCGCTGGCCACGAGGGCCGTGAGCTGCTCGAAAGGCGGGGGCGGCTTGTCCATACGGAGAGAGTAGTGGGTACCCGCCAAAGAATCTAGTGGGTACCCACTTGACGTAATTGATGGGTACCCACTAACTTGGAGGTATCGCAAGGGAACGGCATACAGGGGAGACGGAAATGGCCAGCAGGGTTCACGCGAAGAGCACCGACACCAACGGAATGATCCGCATGGCCAAGACGGTCGCCGCACACGACGGCGTCACCCAGTACCTGATCCCCGGCTACTACGGACTCCACCTCGACACCAGCCCCGCCCGCGGCGTGCAATACCTTCGCGTCGAGCCGAACGGCGAAGTGTGGAAGCACTCCCGCTGGCAGAACGGCGGGCCCAACGGACCCGAGGCGCCCAAGCAGATCGTCTGACATCAAGAAAGGAGGGCTCACGATGGACGTGCAGCTGCCGCGCTACCCGCGCACGCCACACCTGCCCACCTCCCCCGGAGCAACCGCAGATGACGTGCGCGGCGACTGGGCGTCCTTCGTGACGGAACCCGGCGCCGAGGTCGTCGCGACTCTCAAGATGGACGGGGAGAACACCACGCTCCACAGCGGCGGAATGTACGCCCGCTCGCCGTCCGGGCGCAGCCGGCCCTGGCAGGACCGCATGCGGGCGCTCGCCTCGGCGATCTGCCCCGACATTCCGGAGGGCTGGTTCGTGTGCGGCGAGAACCTCACCGTCCCCCACTCGATCCACTACGCAAGGTCCGTGCCGCAGTTCGCAGTCTTCTCCATCTGGAACGGCGACACCTGCCTGGCATGGGACGAGACAGTCGAATGGGCCGAGCTGTTGGGCCTGCCGACCGTGCCGGTCATCTACCGGGGCGAGCGCCCGACCCTGGACGTCCTGCACCGGAGGTTCACCGACAGCACCAACACGGACGCCGATGAGGGCTACGTGGTGCGCGATGCCCGATCGTTCCAGCGGAGCGAGTTCGGAGGGCGGATCGCCAAGTGGGTGCGTGCCGGACACGTAACCACGAACGGCAACTGGCCGCTGACCGCATAGCTGTCGCACCGTCGAGGCCCCGCCCCTAACGGGTGGGGCTTTGGCGTGTCATGCACCGCATGTGAGCTTATCGTGCCCCAAGAAAATGATCTTGAGGCACTTCCCTGACTGTTCGAACCGTTCGATTCTTCGTCAGGAGCCGTTTTAAGCAGCGGCGCAGTCTTCGTCTCGTTCAGTCGCATCGGGCGAGTGGCGCTCCAGGTACGCGACCATGGCGCGCAGGACCCGGAGACTGTCCTGCGCGTTGCCGAGCGCGTAGTTGCAGGGACGACAGAGCGAAGGCTGTGAACGGCGGCCTGGACCGCCTGTTTCGCAGGCTTGGACCGCCCACCGAGCAGTGACCCCAGCACGTACGGTGCCCCCGCTGAGGAAAGCAGCGGGGGCACCGTTGCGCAGACTATCGGGCTACTGAGGACGTCCCAACGACCAGCCCTGAACGTCCGCGATCCGCGCACGCCACAATGGGCGCGCCGGACCCTGAGGCACGATTCCGTCCATGCTGCCGACGTAGTTCGTGATGAACTGCGCATCCCGAAGGTGCAGATGCGTTGGCCGGTCCGGACTGTGTTCCGCCAGCTCTTCCTCGATGACCCCGACCAGGTCGGAGATGACGTCCGAGCTTCCGCCGACTGTGGCCAGCCATGCCTTCAGTTCGCTCTGCCACCTGCCGTGGCCGATCAGCTCTCCGCACACGATGGCTCCGCCTACCTGCAGCGTCACGCTGAGAGCAGCAGTGTGGGTCTTGTCCTCGTCCATCATGGCGAGGATCGACATCAGGTAGACGTCCCTGACCGGCTCTGGGATCACTACGTGACTGTGCGCCTCGTGGGTCTCTTCGCTCACCGCTCACCGTTCCCGCGTGTTGACGGACCACCGGCTGGCCACGGTATCCGGCTGTATCGGGAAAGGGGAGATCAATCGATCAATGCGGTGCGGTGGAAGTTCTGCCAGGACCTCGAGGCGGTCGGGCCCCGCTGCCCCTGATACCGGGATCCGCGCACCGCGCTGCCGTACGGGAACTCTGCCGGGCCCGTCATCTGGAACACAGCCAGCTGGCCCACCTTCATACCCGGCCACAGCTTGATGGGGAGGGTCGCGAGATTGCTGAGCTCAAGCGTGACGTGGCCCTGGAAGCCGGGGTCGATGAACCCCGCGGTGGAGTGCGTGACCAAACCCAGGCGCCCAAGCGACGACTTCCCCTCGAGCCGCGCGGCCAGGTCGTCCGGCATGGACACCAGCTCGTACGTGGACGCCAGGACGAACTCCCCCGGGTGCAGCACGAACGGCTCCCCGTCGGCTGGTTCGACCAGGCGGGTCAGGTCCGGCTGCTCCTGGGCGGGGTCGATGTGCGTCCACCGGTGGTTCTCGAACACGCGGAAGGACCGGTCGAGGCGGACGTCAATGGACGCCGGCTGAAGCATCGCCTCTTCGTACGGGGTGACGCCGAGCCGGCCGGAGGTGATCGCCTTACGCAGGTCGGTGTCGGAGAGCAGCATCCGCCGAGCCTACGGGCGCCCGGGCTTGGCCTTCCCCTGGGTGGCCCGCCACGTCTCGAGGTCGGCCTGGCACAGCACGCACAGCGGGCTCCCGCCGTTCCCGTACCGCTGGCAGGGGTGCTGGCAGGAGGTGCACGGGCCGATCAGGTTGGGCGGGCACTCCGGGGCGGGCGGCTTGGGTCTGGCTGGTGTACTCACCCTCGCATCGTACGTACGCGCGGGCGTGGAGGCTTCAGGGCTTGCCAGCTTCCCGATCGGTGCGGATACGGCCGCGTGGGTCGAGGATGCCGTCGGCGATGGCGAGCATGCGCAGCGCGCGCCGGAAGACGTCGCCGCGTTTGTCCCTGCGGCGTGCGTAGGCGGCGAGGATGAGTGCCGAGCTGTCGTCGGGCCACCAGCGGATCGGTGGCCGGGGACTTCGGCTTGCAGGTTCGGTCACATCTCTCATGGTTGCGCCGATCCCGTACGACGTTCCCCCGGCGCCCGGCATGACGAAGAGCCCCGCCCCTCCCGAAGGAGGTGGCGGGGCCTGTCAGGTGCGGCGTTTCAGGCCGAGGGGCAGCAGCGGCGTCGGCGTGGTGCTCGGGGCTGACTGGTCGCTGGGGCTGGGGCTCGGTGAGGCGGTGGGGCTGGCGGTGGACGTCTGTACGCAGTGGTAGCGGGGATTGTCCGGGTCGAAGTTGTCGACCGGCTCGCACCGGTACTCGTTGCCGTCCTGGTCGGTGTACGTCCACGACGACGGTGGTGAACCGTTACTGCCGTCCTTGCCGGGCGCCCCGGGTGCCCCGGACGCCCCGTCCTGGCCGGTGGCGCCGGTCGGGCCGACGATGCTTGACCCGGATGGTCCCGGAGGCCCGGTCGGGCCGGGGCTGGGGGTGATGGTGGGGGCGGCCTTGCCCGGCTTCCCTGATGCGCCCGACGGTCCTGCCGGTCCGGACGGACCGACCACGCCGGCCGCGCCGGTAGAGCCGGTGGAGCCGCGCGGGCCGACGACTGGTGTGGCGCCCAGGGAGCGGACCTGTGCCGCCAGGAGGTCGCCGCGGTGCTGCTCGGCCGTCAGTTCCTGGTTCATCAGCAGGAATCCGGTGACCACGGCCGCCAGCGTTGCCGCGGCCAGGACGATCGCCGCAGCAGCGACCACGTTGCCCCGGCGGCGGCGTTTGCCTGCTTCCACCCGGCTGCCAGGTCGCGGGTGATTCACTACTTGCCTCCTCCGACCATGAACAGCACGACGGGCAGGACAAGGCCGAGCACCGGGATGAGCACCGATGCCACCATCCAGCGGCGGGTCTGCGTGACACGGTTCGCGTCCTGATCCCGCCGGTCGTTGATCGCCCTCACGTCCTGGTCGTGTCTCTGCTCGAGGCGTTGCACGGCGACCGCCAGCTCCGCGATGTCCTTCGCGGTGGCCGCTTTCTCCACGGCGTACACATCGGCGCTCACCAGCCTGTCGAGCCGAGACTGGATCTGTGCCATGTCGTCGCGTACGTCGCCGCGCAGGGCCTGGATGAGCCGCCCGAGCTCCGCGTTCGACGGATCATCCACGGCGTGCTCCGGTGGGGGGTTTCGGTAACAGGGTCAGTCCACGCTCTGCACCGGAGTCGGGCCCGGACGACTCGGGGCGGTCGCGGCGACCGGTGCGGTGACCTGGGTGCGCGACCACAGGCCGATCACGACGGAGACGCCGGACAGCCACAGTGCCTGGTGGTCGGCATCCAGCTTGAGGCCGAAGCCGACGGCGGCGGCGATGAGGGCCTGCGCGAGGTTGAACACAGCGGCGCCGATGCTGTCATGGGCCATGATGGCGATCGCCAGGGCGACGACGCACGCGGCGGCCGTGTTGACGGTGGCCTGCTGCTCCACGGTGGCGTGGAAGACGTACGCGGAGCCGAGCTTGACGAGGATGCTGACGAGGGCCAGCACGGCGGCCGGCTCTCTGCCGAAGATCTTCATGAGGGTCTCCAGTTTGTTCAGGAGGGGTCAGACGTTGGGAACGTGGAGCTTTGCCCACGAGGTCGGGCCGGGGGTGCCGTTGGCGTCCGTGCCGGTGTAGCCGAGGTGTCGCTGCCAGGCTGCGTAGGAGGCGACGTCGCCGGAGCCCCACACGTCCGCGTTGGCCGAGCTGACGTAGTGGTTGCAGCCGACGGCGACGAGTCGCTTGTGCATCGCCGCGATGATCGGGCTGCGGCGGCCCGCCGTGAAGAACGAGGCGCCCGGGAACGGCTCGTAGGTCGGCGTCGGGGTGACCGGGGTGGGGCCGACCGCGAACAGGTTCGGCATCGGGCCCGGGTCGACGTGACTGTTGCCGGGGATCTGGTTGTGCCCGTAGTGACCGCCCAGCTTCAGCCAGGTGTCCAGGGAGACGGTGTCGCGGGCGAACGCTGTGGGCGCACCGCCGGGCCACGCGTCCGGGACGCCGAGGCTGCGCAGCCACGTCATGATGCCGTCGAGGCCCTTGCACGGGGTGTCACGGACGGTCGCGTACTTCTTGCCGCCGACGGTCTCGCCCTCGGTGAAGACGGTCTCGATCTGGATGCAGTGCGTGCCGGTGCGGTTCGTCTTCACGGTGCCCGCGTTCTGCAACGACAGACTGCGGGAGTCCGCGGGGAACATCTGGGCTATCTCGCCGGTGAACGGATCCCACAGCAGGTGGGGGGCGACGTCGGCGCCGCCGCCGGTGAACCAGCCCAGTTCGTTGGCGAACGTCCAGTCTTTGGCGTTCGAGGTGATGTGCCACACCGCGCGGGCGGGGCCGCCGTTCATCGCGCCGGTGTTCCCGAGCGAGTGCCGAGCCGCGCCCGGCATCCACAGGTCGACCATGGTCACATTCCCTTCGCTTCGAGCCACGTGTGAGCAGCGGCCGCGAACGCCAGGTCCGGGTCGGCGGGCGTGGGGGTGGGGGTGGGTGGCACGTTGGCGAAGGGGTTCGGATCGCCGGTGAGGCCGGCGTAGTCCTCGCCCATGGTGCGCATGTCGATGCCGGTCGGAGACTTGCCGTCCTTGAACCACTCGGCGGTGACCGGCAGATAGATCTCGTCGACCTCGTGCTGGTAGAACGCCTGCGTCATCCCCTGCTCGGCACCCCAGGTGATGACCTTCCATATGCCGGGGCCGAACGCACCGAGGAGGACGCAGTGGCCGCCGAGGCTGCGCGAGCCGCGTACGTAGTCCCACGGCTTGCCCGCGTTGAACTGGTCCTCGGCGGACTGCGGCACGTTCATGCCGATCGACACACCGCCGAACAGGGCGATGGCCTGCTTGACGAGGGTGGTGTTGCTGGGGTGGATGGACGCGTAGGCGAGGATCTTGTGTCCGCCGACGCCGGTCCGCATCCAGTAGCCCATGACGTCCGCGATGCGGCAGCCGACATCGGTGGAGGGGTCGCCCGGCTTGTAGCCGGAGACGGCCTCGTAGCCGGTGAGGACCGCGGTGTCGGTCACCTGGACGGCGGTGCCGGTGGACGCCTTGGTGATGAGTTCGATGTGGTGGCCGATCTCAGCGAACGTGCAGTCGCCGATCTCGTCGTTGCCGTACATGGGCCAGCCCGCTGCGTCGACGGGGGCCTGCCAGTCCACGCTGGCGGGGGGCGCCGGAAGTTCCGGCGTGACGTAGTCCTCCAGCCGCAGCTGCGGCCGAGCGGGTTGGGCGGGAAGCTTCCCGCCACGGAACCTGATGGTCAAGTGCCCTCCCGGGCATGGGAAAGGCCCCCGTTGCGGGGGCCTTGGGTGGAAGGTTTCGCCAGCCGGAGCCGGTCAGGAGACTTCGGGCTGGGGGTCGAGGAGAGTCGCGGTGAGGATCTCCATGTTCTGGTGGCACAGGCCGCACTGGACGTAGCAGTTGGTGCCGGCGTTGGAGTAGAAGGGGTTGACCTCGAAGGTCTTGTCGAAGTTGGGGCAGGCCTCGTTGTTGTCGCGGGCGGTGACCGCGTAGTAGAGGGCCGGTTGGAACGTCACGTCGCTCATAGTCCGATGACCATCCAGTTGATGACGGTTGCGGTGGTGTTGGTGCGGGTGACCCACACGGTCAGGCCGGTGGAGGTGATGGCGGTGACGCCGACGCCGGTCACGTTGGTCCCCGGGGCGCCGGTCTGCGCGGTTGCGTAGGCGTAGAAGGTGGAGCCCGCCAGGCTCAGGCCGGTGACAGCGAGCGATGTCGGGGTGTTCGCTGCGGACGGGTTGATGGTGACCTGCCCGTATGACCAGTTCGAGGAGGTCATGACGCCGAGGACGTCGAAGTTGCACTGGGTGCTGGTCTCGCCCTGCACGTAGATGTACGGGGTCTGCCCGGCGTAGACGGACTCCAGGATCATCAGGGCCCGGTGGTCGGTTGCGCCGACCGACCCCGATGTCAGGGTGAAGTCGCTGTATTGGAAAGCGTCGGTGTCGTAGCTGAGGCCGGCCGGGACCTGGACGAGCCCGTTCTGGACGGGTCGGAACTGGAGGATCCCGGAGGCCAGGTAGGCGGAGAAGTTGTTCGGGTCCTGCAGCCCTCTGGTCCAGAGGCCGCCTCCGCCTCCGCTGTCTTCCGGGCCGAGTTCTGCCAGCAGTGTGGTGCCGTCGGTGTCGTAGATCTGCAGCGACTTGCTCTCCTGGCTGAGCACGATCCGGGATCCGTCCGGCGCGGTCTGGAGCAGGCCGACCGTGGCGGATGTCAGCCTGCGGGCGGCCCGTAGTTCTTTCACCTGCCGTTCCAGGGCGGCGACCTTGCGGGCCAGGGTTGTTGTGTCCGCGGGGAGTTGGTCCAGTTGGCGGGCCATTAGTTCTCCTCTACGAGGATGGGGCGGACCCGGTCTGCGGTTGGATCGAGTTCCCACGACCAGCAGCGGGCGATGATGTCTGCGCCGTCTGGATGCCGGGGTGAGGTGTCCACGGCGAGCCGGAGGGTGTCCCCGAGGAACCAGTCCCAGTTCAGCCGGGGGGCTCGGGACGCGACGGCTTCGATCGCCCACACCTGGGCGCCCTGCTGCATGAGGGCGAGGGTTTGTGCTGCGTGTGATTCCAGCTGGTCGGGGTCGGTGAGACCCGTTGCTGGGGTGTAGCGGTATTCCCAGAGCGGCCAGCCGCCTGCGACCAGAGCTGTCGCCGTGTGTGCGGTCGAGGTGAGCCGGGAGGAGCCCTCGCCTTCGCCGCGGGCGATGACGACGGTGGCGCCTTTCCCGTCCTCGTAGGACTCCGACAGGGTGTAGCTGTCGACGCAGCCCGGGAAGTCGAACGTGCCCTCGGGAGTTGAGGCCTGGGTGCCGATAGCCGGGCGGACGCGTAGGGGAAACTGGAAACCGCTGTGGCTGGCATTCCATACCGTGTCGATGGTCCATTCCGGTCCGCCCTCCAAGGCCATGATCTCCTTGAGGCACGACAGGATCGTCTTGTCGTCGCCGTTGTCGGTCAGGTAGGTCATGGTGGTGCCCGTACTGGGGGCGTCGAGGATGATCGGTGGCCCGCTGGTCAGGGCTGGTGTGACGAGTGCGGTGATGACTGCCGCCTGGTCGGTGCCGATCAGGGTTTGGGTGCCGGGGTAGCGTCTGTCCAGGTAGAGCTCCAGGGTGGCGGCCCCCAGCTGGACGGTCTCGGTGCTGCCGCCGTCGCGGGTCAGGACGGCCCCGGCCCAGATCGGGGTGTCGGTTGCCGTGTCCACTGCGACGAGCAGGCTGCGGCCGGGGGCCGTTGCGGCATCCCATTCGCTTGGTGCGCCCGCCAGGTTGAGTTCGAACTGCAGGGTCGTGGAGTCGCCCAGTTTCCGGGTGAGGGCGCCTGTGGGTTTGAGGGAGCGGATGTCTTCGACGACGCCGCCGGTCTTCAGATCGCAGCCGTACCAGGCCATCCGGTAGGGGCCGAGGGTCACGTCGTGGCCTCGTACTGGCCGGTGACGGTGAATCGGTCGCCGGACGCCCACGTGTATGGGGAGATGGAGTCGGCGATGCCGGAGGCCACGGCGGCACCGGCCGCGGTGGCGCCGGCCATGTACAGCTGGAGAGTGAGGCCGTCAGCGGAGGTCTGCGCGATACCGATGGCGCCTTTGCTGGTGCCGGGTGCGAAGGCCGTGGTGCCGATCGGGTAGTTGGCGACGGCCGCTGTGAAGGGCAGCGAGAAGATCCAGTTGTCGGCGCCGACCACTCCGGAACCGAAGTTGGTGGTCGACCCGAAGGTGATGTTCATGGTGTACAGGACCGTGCGGCCCAGTTTGCTGTAGCGGCAGTCCACGGTGGCGTTGCCGAAGGAGGGCAGGTGGCTGCCGGTCGTCGTCGACCAGGTGGGCGTCCACGACGTCCAGGCGCCCGTCATCTTCTGGTAGGTGTCCCAGGTGCTGCCGTTGTACCTGAGCAGGTTGGTGCCGTTGTCGTAGTACTGCCCGGTGTACGGCGTGCTGGGCGCGCTGGAGGAGGGAAGGATGCCGCCCGGGGCGACCGTGTAGTTGAGTACCGCGGTGGACACGGACGGGGATCCGCTGCCGGAGTGCGGCACGGTGATCGTGGCGAGCGGGATGTAGATCTGCGTGCCTGCCGGGGTCGGTGCGACCGGCGTGGATGAGGGGGTGCCGGCGAGGTAGACGGCGTCGGCCTGGTTGAGGCCGGACGCGTCCACGCTGTTGTCCCACACCCTCAAATAGACCAGGTCGATCCGGTCGAGGGTGGCGTGCGCTGCAGTCAGTGTCAGGGTTGCGGCGGCGGACAGGCATGCCCGGTAGACGCCTTGCCCGGACAGGTACTGCACGTCCGCGACCCCGGTCGTCACGGTGATCGTGGATCCGGCGAGGGTGACGTTGAGGCCGCTGCCGCCTGGGCGGGCGCCGGCGCGGACGCCGAGCGCTGTTCCGTCGTGCATGCCGGTGATGATGTCGCCGCGGCGCAGGCTCAGCGCGGCGTAGGAGAGGCTGTCGATCCATTTCGGTGTGGCTTCCGCCATGGCGGCCTCCCTTTACTGCCAGGCCGAGCGCCAGGAGACGCTCAGGGTCGCGGTCGCGTTGTATGAGGTGGACGTGAACAGGTAGCGGACCACCGACCCGGCGGGGATGGTGGGCCAGCCGGACGGAACGGTGAGGAAGCGCCGTCTTGAGGCGCTGCCGTTGAGGATCACCGTGTGGGCGTCGGTGTCGATGACCAGGACGTCGCCGGAGGCGAGGTCCTGGGTGAAGGTGAGGATGCGGACGCTGCCGTCCGGCATCTGCGCCTGGATTACCGGCGCGACGACCGGGCCGGTGATGGTGAGGACGGGCCGGGTTTCGAACGTGCCGATGTTCGTGGCGTCGACCTCCCCGGCCACCGTGGTCGCGGACAGCGTCCACGGGGTGGTGGCGGGCAGGGTGAGGCCGCCCGTGACGGACGGGAGCCCGGTGCTGCCGGACAGCAGGGTGGTGCTGTAGCGGCGCGGATCCGCTGCGGTCACCATCACGCTGTAGGTGGCGATCCGGTCCGTCACGTAGGCGAACAGCGGCTTGCCCGACCGGCGCACGGCGGCTTGTTTCGGAGTCGCCAGGTCGTAGACCACCAGTGTGGTGTCCGTGAGCGCAGCCGCGGACCGCAGCTGCTCCAGGGCATTCTCCAGGGTCATCCGGTCCGGGGCGATCACCGTCCCGGCCAGCGTGATCGGGCGAGCCCCGTAGTACACAGGCGACGCCCATGCGCCGTGGTCGGCCTCCCGCTCGGTGTACTCGGACCGGACGTCGGGGCTGTCCCAGCCCTCAAGGGACTGGAGCGACCAGGAGACCCCGGCCGTGTCCACTCCGCCGAGCGGGATGGCGCCGAGGTCTACCCGGAGGCCGCCGAGATCCGTTCCGGGAATCCCTGCAGGCATCACCCACCCCCTTTCAGCCCACGAAGTTCACGTGGCGGGCAATGTCGGCGGCCTGTTCGACCGCGGTCTGCTTGGCGCCGTTGAGGGTGATGTTGGTGATGCGGTCGCCGCGACCTCCCATCCACTGGCCGGAGTAGCCGCTGCTGGCGTACCGGCTGGCCGGCACCAGGTGGTAGCCGAGTGCTGCCGCCGAGGCGGCGAGCAGGGACCGGCTGCGGGCGGTACGCGTGAGCGGGATGAACGCCTCGGGTACGCCGGCTTCCCCGGCGAGGACCGGGGTGGGCTGGGTGAGGATGTCGCCGAGCGCCATCGGCTGCCCGCCCTGCGCAACCCACTGCCGCACGAAGGTGTCCTTGTTCGCGGCGGGCAGCGCACTGATCTGCTTGGTCATCTTCGGCACCAGGGCCTTGATGACGTCGGTGGTCAGGCCTGCGGCGATCAGGTCCGCGTAGCCGCGGCCGGTGCCTCCTCGCAGGGTGGACAGCAGGGTCAGGCTGTTGGCGAGGTCGTCGCCGGTGAGCGTGTTCTGCGCGGTGGAGACGGCCTTGTTGGCGGTGGCCGCGTCCTTGGCTGAGCCGGTGGCGGCTTGGTGGGCGACGGCCATCGCGTTGGAGTCGCCCTGCGCGGCCAGGGCCTGGGCGAGGTCGCCGTAGCCTTCCGCTGCGAGCTTTTGCAGGTCGGCGGCGAACTGCTGGTTCTGCTGGGTGGAGGCGTTCAGTTGCTTGTCGAAGTCCTTCAGTGTCGCCTTGGCGGTGTCACCGGTCTTCTGCAGCTTCTTGACGATGTCCTTGAACTGCTTGTCCGAGGCCCCGGCCAGCGAGTTGACGAGGGCGTAGCCGTCCTGGCCCATGCCCTCCAGGAGCGACTCGACTTCGGCGCCACCCCGCTTGGAGATTTTCGCGAGGTTGCCGCGCCACTTGTCCGTCGCCGCGACACTCGCGTTGAGCTGCTTCTCGTAGGCGGCCAAGTCGAACCCGGTGGGTGCCTTCGCTCCCTTCTTCACACCGAGGGCCTTGTCCGCGTCGTAGACGTGCTGCCGGTCCTTGCTGACCGTCTTGTCCGCAGCCTTCTTCGCCCCCCTGGCCTTGTCAACGCGCTCCTCGGCCGCCCGTAGCTGGGCCGCGGTGTGGTGCTCGTGACGCACCCTGGCCAGGTTCTTCTCCGCGGCGTTGAGGTCGTTGACCGCCTTCGTTTGCGCCTTCAGTGCCGAGTTGAGGGTGTTCCACGCATCCTTGAGGGCCTGAACAGCGTTGTCGTAACGGGTCTTGGCGTCCGAGGGGCCGCCGAGGACCGGCTGGCCGCTCGGCGTGTAGGTGAAGCCGGCGAGGCCTCCGGATGCGTACCGCTGGGCGTTGAGCTGGTCGAACATGGCCACGCCGTACTTCTGGACGGCCGCCGCCTTGATGACGTACTCGCCGTTGGAGATGAGCGCCGGGATGCTGTCCGAGGTGCCCGTGCCGGGCCCGGCGACCGGGCCGCCGAACGGGATGTACTGCACGTTCCCGCCGTCGGCGTAGCGGCGGATGAGACCACCCTGGGCATGACCTCCGGTGGCCGAGTTACCGGAATAGCCTTTGTTGCGGACCTGCTGGTAGTAGGTGGTGACGGTGACCGTCTTGCCGTGCAGGGAGTCGATGTAGCGCTGGATGGCCTGCGCGGCGGAGATCGGGCCGCCGGTCGGCAGGGTGATGGTGACCTGCTTGCCGTGCGTGCGGGAGATGTGGAAGCCGAGCGCGGTCAGCGCCCCCTCGGCGTCCTTGGTGAGCGCGGACATGGTGACGGACTTGCCGTGCGTGGCCGCGACCTTGTTCTGCACGTTCTGCAGGTCGGTGAGGGCCTTGCCGGTCAGCGCCGTCACGGCGACCGACTTGCCGGGCAGCTTCATCGCGATCAGCGCATCCAGGGCAGCGGCGGCCTTGCCGGTCGGGGCGGTGATCTCCATCTGGCGTCCGCCGGGCAGTGTCTTGACCTTGAAGCCGACGGACTCGATGTCCTTCAGGGCGTCCTTGGTCAGCGCGGACACCTTGATGACGCTGCCCTTCGGCATGTGCCCGGCCAGGCCCTGTACGTACAGCAGTTGCTTTTGCGTGTCCGACAGGCCCGGCGTGGACATGGTGATGGCCAGGCTGCTGGGGATGAACCCCATCTGCGCGGCCAGCTCCTTGGCCTGGTCCGCGGTGAGTCCGAAGGCCTGGCCCGCCTTGACCGCAGCCTGGTAGGCCGTTTCCATGCGCGCCTCGGCCTGCTGAAGGGCAGGCACCACACCGGTGCCGTTGGCCCGCGCGAAGTCGTAGGTCGACTGCGCGGCGGACGCGGTCTGCTCGTTGAGGGCCTGCAGTTTGTTCCACAGGCTCTGGCCGTTCTCCGAGGTCGTGTTGAGTGATCCGTCGACCTGGAGGAGGGCTTTGCCGTAGCCCTTGGACTTGTCGGCGCCGTCCTTGTAGCTGCTGTTGAGGTCGAGGATCGCGGAGTTCATCTGCGCCACCGCAGCCTGAACGTCCAGTTCGCCGCCCGAGAGCAGGTCCAATGCGGTGTGCAGGGCGGTGGCCTTCGTGTCCGCGTCGGAAGCGCTGTCGCCGAGGGTCTTGATGGCGGTCTGCAGCCGCCCCGTCGGGTCGGTCGCATCCAGGGCGGCCGCCCCGGAGCCCTTCACGGCGTCGGCCAGGTCCTGCTGCTTCTTCCGGGCCGTGTCGAACTCGCCGGACAGGCCTCCGAGGGCATCTGCGGCGTCCTTGTAGGACTGTCCGAGCGGGGTGAACACCCGCTCCTTGCCCATCTTGCCGACCGTCACCCACTCTTTGTTGGCGTTGGCGGCAGCAAGGAGTTTCGTCCGCAAGGCGTCAACGCTCGTGCCCTGCCCCAGATAGGCGTCCGTGAGCTGGGTGGTGCCGACACCCGCCTCGTGCATGACGTCCAGTAGCTGCGTCTTGCCGTCCTTGAGTTTCGCGTCCGCGAGGGTCTGCACGGCTGCGGCCCGGACACTGCCGTCTGCCACGCCGGCGGACTGCTGGAGCGCCTGGGTGAGGCTGGAGATCCGCTGCTGGTGTGCGGCCGCCGCTGCGGCGGCCTCCTGCTGCTTCTTCGCCAGCAGATCAAGGCCGATCATGGCGGCGCCGAGGGCGACACCCCACGGCCCGCCGAGGAACGCCCACAGGCCACGTGCCGCGCCCATCAGGCCACGCCCGGCACCCGTGCCGATCGCCGCCATCGCCCCGCCCGCCGCAGCCCGGAACCCGGACAGGCGGCCGCCGGCCTCCTGGATCCCGGCGGAGGCGCTGCGGAAACTGGTGCCCATCGCCGCGATGGTCGGGCTGCGCTGCTCCAGTTCGGCCATGAGGCCGCCGAACCGGCCGAGCGTGACACCGGCGTTCGCGGCCTGCACCCGCTGATACAGGCTCGCGTCGCCGATCCCGCGGAACGCATTGATACCAGCCCGGCCGAAGTCGGCGACCGCGCTCTGCATGCCCTGGATCTGCCCCCGGAACGGGCGCATCGCCAGCATCGACAGCACGGACAGCTGAATCGGCCCCGGCAGCGCGGCGAACGCGTGCGCGAGGCCGCCGACCAGTTCACCGATCGGCCGCAGGACTCCGGTCATGTCGCCGAACAGGCCGACACCGACCTGGAGGCGGCCGGTGAGCACGCCAAGGGCACCCGCCCCCGAGGAGACGGACGACACCATGGTGTGCAGGCCACCGAGCAGCGGCTGGGCTGCCGCGCCCGCGTTGTCCAGGGCCTGGCCGAGGGAGTGGATGGAGGCGATTGCCAGCGGGGCCGCCGCGACCGCCGTCGACGTCAGCGCCGCCTTCACGGGGGTGGTGAGATCCTGGGCGGCGCGCGCGATCCCGCTGCCTGCGGCGCGCAGCTTCGCCTCGACCGTGGGCCCGTAGATGTCCCACAGGTCCCCGGCGATGCGGATGCCATCCTTGATGTACGGGATGGCGTCCGAGACGCCCTGCGACATTTTGCGGGTGATGCCCTCGAGGGCAGGCGAGACCCCCAGGTACACCTGCAGGAACGCGCTCTGGAGTTGCTTGCCGAGGCCGCGCATGGCGCCGCCCAGGCCCTTGCTCTCGGCGGCGGCCAGCGCTGCGGCCCCGCCGACGCGGCCGACCTGCACGCCGAACTGCTGAAAGGCGGTGCCGCCCTGGTGCGCAAGGGCCACCATGGCCGCCAGCGCGGGCTTGCCGAACGCCATCGCACTCGCGGCGGTGAACTGCTGCGTCGACATGTGCTCCTGGGCGGCACCGAGCTGGGTGATGACGTACTGCAGGCCCTTGAACCGGCCCTGCGAGTCGAACGCCTCGATGCCGAGTTCCTGCAAGCCCTTCTTGGCCTGTGTGGTCGGCTTCGACATGTTCACCAGCGCCGACCGCAGCGCGGTGCCCGCGGTCTCGCCGATGATGCCGGACTTTCCGAGCAGACCGACCGCGGTCGCGGTGTCCTTGATGGAGACGCCCATGGTGTGGGCGATGGGGCCCACGTACTTCATGGCGTAGTAGATGTCCATGAGTTCGCCGCTGGCGCTGTTCGCGGTGTTGGCGAGGACGTCGGCGACGTGGGTGGCTTCGGTGGACTTGAGGGCGAACTGGTCCATGACGTCGCCCTCGATCTTCGCCGCCGTAGCGACGTCGGTGCGGGCAGCCGCCGACAGCTGGATCGTGCCCCGGGCGGCCTTGATGGCGTCCTGCGCGGACAGGCCCGCCTTCGCGAGCTCCACCATCGCGTCCGCGGCCTCCGCAGCGTTCGCACTGGGGAGTTTCATGTCGGCGCCGAGCACCTGGGCTTCCCGCCCGGCCGCCGACATCTGCGCCCCCGAGGCCCGGGTGACCTCGAGGAACTTGTTCATCGAGTCCGTGTACTCATTACCCGCATGGACGATGTCGTGCAGGCCGTACAGGATCGCCCCACCCGCAAGGAGGGCGCCGAGGTGCTTGACCGGGCCGATGACCGACTCGACACCGGAACGGACGTGGCCCATGCCGTCGCGGGCCGCGCTCCCCAGCCGGCCGAACACGCCCGGCGCCGCGGCGGCCTCGTCGCGTACTGCACGCACCCCGCGCCCGGCGGCCAGAGCGGCGGCCTCTCCCTCGCGGACTCCTGCCGCGCCGCCCCGGGCCCCAGCGCCGAGCGCCGTCATGCCTGCGCGGGCTGCTGCTGCGTCGGCGCCCAGCGCCCGCACCCCACGCCCGGCGACCGCCGCGGCCTCCCCGACGGCGGTGATGGACGCTGCTCCCCCGGTCATCGCTGCGGCGACACCCGGGAGTTCAGCGATGACCCGGACGCGGACAGTACGGTCGGTCACGGCTGCCCCCGATCTTCAGTTGTTGAGCAGGAGCAGTGGTTCAGGTCAACTGGTGGACAGTCCGAAGGAGCGCAGTACGTCGGCCGCGGCCTGTGACGGCGGCCCGAGCTCGCCGGTTTGGAACTGGACGTTCAGCGCGGTGTTCCACAGCAGCGACAGCTGGCCGTCGGAGATGTCGTCCCAGAACGCGGCGAACTCCTCCGGCGTTTCCGGCTTGGGCTCGACGAGCTGGGCTTCGACGAGGACCGGCGCGAACGCGTCCGGGTCGAAGGGAGGCTCTTCGCTGCCGCCTCGCTTGGCTGCGGCTTCGATCTGCTCCTTCGTCGGCGGGTTCTCCAGCTGGAGCTTTTGGTAGAGGCGGTGCGGGACGGCCTCGAGGACGAACCGCACCCGCGACGCCTCAGCCTGCGCCTCCACGTCTACGAGACGCTTCGCGACATCGCGGGCAGTCTCCGTGCTGTTGACCTCGTCGTGCCGCTGGGCCCGCTCCAGGAGCTCCTCGAGGGCGCCGATCTCGGCGGACGCCTCGGCGTCCATGACCATGTCGACGTGACGGCGCGGGCGCTGGATCTTGGCGCGGATGTCGCCGAACGTCAGCGCCGGCTTCGCGGCCCGGCGCGCGGGCGGCTTCCTGCTTGTGCTCGTTGTTCTGGTTGTCATGGGGTCCCTGTCCTTGAAGTGGTGCGTGGTGCTCAGGTCATGGCCTGCCGGATGGCGATGTCGATGCCGGTGACCAGGTCTTCGGCGTTCGCATCCAGTGCGGGGCCGAGGTGCGGGAGGGGGGCGTTCTTGCTGGTGCCGTACTCGATGATGTTTCCGAGCGGGCCCTGCGCCCGGCCCTTGTCGGGGCCGATCTCGCCCTCGACTCCCTCGAGGGTGATCTTCGTGCTGTAGGTGATGCTGTAGGGATAGGCCGGAAGGTACTTGTGGCCCTTGATGCGGTTGCGGGCGTCGTCCCGGACCTTCTGGCTGGTGACCTGGACGGCCTTGCGGGTGTTGACCAGCAGCCGTACCGGGAAGGCCTCCAGATCGGCGACCACGGCGTTCAGCCCGAGCACGTCGATGCCTGCCATCTCACGGCTCCCTTCGGAACACGGACACCTTGAGGCCGTCGGTTTTGCCGCCGTTTTCCTGGTGTGCGGCCACCCGGCGGGCGCCCGCGAGACAGGCGTGGCATTTCGTGATCGACGCGTCGTAGGCGAACTCGTTGTCCTCGCTGGTCGTCTCCGTAAGGGGGTGCCCGCAGTCCCCGCACAGCCCGGACTCGGCTTCCATCAGGGCCATCGCCCACCAGCGGTCCTCCGGCAGCCACAACGGCTCCCCGGGGGCGGGCTGGGGCCGGCCGAGAAGAATGCTGCGCGGAATGCCCCACGCCCGGGCCGCCTCGATCTCCCGCCGGTAGGGCAGCCGCGGATCCCGCAGGCGGGCTACGAGAAAGGGACGGGCGAGGGTTCCTCGTTCACCGCCAGCGCGGCCGCGAACAGCGTCCTGGCGGTGCCGTCGTTGACGACATCCAGCAGCCGGTCCACCTGCACGGGCGTCAGTGACGGCTCGACGCAGCACACGGACAGCAGCGCGGGCAGGAACGTACCCGCGTCGTACGGCTCCTTGGAGCCCTCAGGCGCGGGGTGGGCGGCGATCAGGTTGCTGTAGCCGCGGTGGCCCAGCGCCCGGAACCGGAATTCCACCGACGCCTCGCGCGCCCGCTGCCGGGCCTGCTCGAGACGCTCCTGCAGTTCGTAGGCCGGGTTCACCTCACCCAGCGAGGTGGGCTTCCACTCCCCCAACTGCCCGAGCTCCGCCTCGAGGTTCTCCAGCTCGCCGGCGACGTCGCCCGCGAGACACACCGGCACGGTGATCTCGCGGGGCGACGCTCCGGCCAGCAGCTCGGAGATGTCCGGCATCAGGCGACGACCGCGTGGGTCGCCGGGTCGCTGGTCACCTTCAGCGGGGCCATGAACTTGCTCACTTCGTTCGCGGCGGGGGCGATGTTCTGCGGCTCGCCCGCCGCAACCGGGTACACCTCTACCTTGTCGCCGGTGGTGAACGTGGTGGCGTAGGCGACGCCGCGGCGCACCACGATGTAGCCGACCGCCCCGTACACCAGCGTGGTGTACGGCTGGTCCTCCGTCGTCGTGGAGCCGCGCTTGAAGGTGAGCTCCACCGTGTAGGAGCGGCGGCCGGGCTGGTTCGTGGTGAACGTCGACGCCAGCGAGCTGGTGTCGACGTCGGCGGTCGCCGGGTCGGTCTTCAGGCCGTCCGGGGTGAGCCGCGCCGTCCAGTCGTTGCCGGCGATGAGCTCCGCCGCTGTCGGCGCGCTGATGTTCGCGATGGAGGTCACGAACGCGACCTTGGTGTTGCCGTCGCTGATCAGATCAGCCATGTCTGCACCCTCCTCAGGGCAAGAAAAAAGCCCCGGTCAGCGGGGCAGCGAGTCGTCTGGGGGCGGGCGGGTCAGATGCGCAGTGCGGCGACGGTCACCGAGGTGACCGCGGAGTATCCGACGCTGGCCTGCTGGTTGATGTCGGCGTGGAGGCTCGCGTCGATCGGGCCGATGAACTTGTCCGTGGCGTTCGCGACGGTCACCGTCCGGTCCGGCACGGTCAGGCCCTTGTAGGAGTTGGACTGCGTCGTGATCGTGACGGTGACCGGCGACGCGCCACCGTTCTTGACGTGCAGGAAGATGTTGGACGCGCCGAGCGGGATCTTGTCGCCGCCGCCCGCCGCGGTCGAGTAGGTCGCGGCCAGGCCGGCCGCGGTGATCGCCTGAAGACTCAGGACTGCCATGAGGGACTCCTCACTGGGGGATGGAGCGGAGCCGCCACCGGCTGACCGCGTAATAGCAGGGGGGAACAACATCGTCATCACGCTTGACGGGCTGCCCGTCCAGCGATTCGGGTTTCCAGGACACCCGGCCGGAGACCGCGATCGGTGCGGTGAGGGCGGCCAGGGCCCGGTCGGAGACGTTCATGGCCTGCTCGGCCGTCAGGCCCACACAGGTCAGCTGAACGACTCCGGTGAAGTGGGTGCGGTCGTCGGCCAGTGATGCCGTCACCGTCTGCCCGGGGTCCGGGTACAGCACCACGTACGGTGTGGTGTCGGTGGGGGTGACGCCAGGCGGTACGCCGCCGAGGTACACGGTCAGGTCGGCTGTCTCGAGGGCCGCGGTGACCGCGTCCACGTGCGGCAGCACGGCGGGAGTCGTCAACAGGCGCCTCCCGTCAGGTTGCGGCTTCGACGGTGATCCGCCACGCGGTCGCGGTGCTGGAAAAGTCGACGGCCATCACTGCGAAGGTCTCGTCGACGAGCCGGGTGTCACCGGATGCGGTGATCGTGACGGTGTCACCGACCTGCAGTGAGTCGGTGGCCAGCGATGCGAACGGCAGCGCGAGTTCGTAGCGGGCCACAACCGTCAGCCGTTCCCCGGCTTCCTCGTTCCTGGGCACCCTTTGCGGCTTGAGCCGGCACGCCCCCGAATACAGCACCGTCGGCGCACCTGGGGTGAGGACGCTGGTGGACCGGTTCAGGGACGTCGTCCCCGGCCGGGTGATGGTGCACGAGTCCACCATGAGTTGCTGGTGCGCCAGGCGGCCGGCGGCGAGCAGCGGCTGAATGTCGATGGCCGTCATGTCAGGTCACCGGCTTCACGGAGAACCCGCCGACCCGGTACGGGCGCAGCGCCTCCTTGTGGTCGGCCGACAACTGCGCGCCACCGATCGTCTCCGAGGCGAACGTCCGGCTGTAGTCGTCGATCGACTCGGACCTGAGGCCCTGCGGGTTGGTCAGGTTCATCGCGGCCAGGTCGCACACCACGTCCACGATGTCGTCGGGGACCTCCGTGTAGCCGTGGCTGTAGGTGACCCTCACGCGCTGCGCCCATACCCCTTGCGGGCGCAGCCACGGCCAGCCCATCAGCCGGGTTGGCGCCCACCAGGCCTCGCCGCGGGTGAGTTCGGTGCCGATTCGCGTGTAGTCGCGGCCCTCGAGGGCCGCGTACTCCACATCGGTGATCCCGAACAGCTCCACCACTGTCAGGAGGTGGGTGTCGTCCAGGACGAGGGGGCGTTGCGGCAGCCGCAGGATCCGCCCGTTGCCCGGCAGGGTGATCGTGTCGTTCTCCACCAGGGTGATCTCCTGGCGGGTGTACTTGCGGACCCGGGCCGACGCGCGGCGGAGTGCGAACGCGGCCTGCGATGGGTCCAGTGACCGCTGCAGAGCGTCCTCGAGGTCCGCCTGCGTCGCGAGAGGGGTCGGGGACACGGGCCGGCCCCCCTTTCTACTCCTGGCTGCCGCCGTCGCCGGTGTCGGCCATGGCGTTCAGCCGCTTCGCCACGGTCGACCGGGGCTTGTCCTTGGCCTGCTCCGCCGTCAGGGCGGCCGCCGCACGCTCGGGGTCGCCGTCCACCCACGCCATGAGGTCGTCGATGGTGCCGTCCACCGGCGGCTCGTCACTGCCCGGCTCCTGCGGGTCGCCGTCGCCCTGCTCGCTCTCGGGCTTCTGCGGCTCCTGCTCGGGCTCCGGGTCGGCCTCCAGGACCTCGATGCTGCCCTCGGGGGCGTTGTCCGTGAAGTGGCGGGCCTGATCGCCCTCCAGCTCCGCGCCCTCACCGAACTCGGTGACGGAGTAGTTCCAGTACGCCCTGAACGGTTTGATCACACGCACGCGCATGACTCAGCTCCTCCTTCGGAAAGGGACCCGCCGGCGCAGGCGGACTGGGGGTGCCTGCGCCGGCGGGAGCGGTCAGGCGTGCTCGACGACCACGCCGCGCTTGAACAGCGCCGCGTCGCCGGTGCCCGAGTCGGTCGGAACGCCGTAGTCGCCCACCCATGACCAGGTCGAGGCGATGACCTGCTGCAGGCGGTCCTGCGGCGGACGCACCAGCAGCGTCATGTCGACGCCGGGGGCGACGTTGACCTGCCGGACCTCGGGCACGTCCTCCACGCCGGTCCCGGACAGCAGGGTGCCGGTCTTGTCGAACGGGGCCGCCATCAGCGCGGAGCCGCCGAGCACGATCGGCCGGTGCACCGTCAGGGTGCCCGCCGAGCCGCCGAGGATGGTCGGGGTCTCGATGTTGCGGACCCAGTCGATCCCGCCGAACCGGCCGATGGACAGGTCCCGGTAGATGGGGCTGTCGACGCGGCCCTGCAGGGCCTGCTTGAAGTCGCTGTCGGAGAACAGCTGGGCCTCGGTGTCCGGGTCGATGTGGGCGACGTAGTAGCCGCCCAGCGTCGGCACGTTCATCTTCCGCAGCCTGGCGACCGCGGCACGGAAGTTCGCGAACGTCACCGTGTTGCTGCCGGTCAGGTCGTACGCGCTGTTGCCGGTCGCCCGGATCGTGGTCGGCGCATTGTTCGCAACGACGGCCTGGCCGACGGTCGCGGAGATCGCCGTGCCCAGGGTCAGCGTGTTCGTGGACGTGTTCACGCCCACGACGGTGTTGCCGGTGCCGCCGACCGTGATGGACAGCGGGTTCGCACCCGACACCGGGGTCGGGACACCGTTGACGAGGACCGTGGAGAACCCGTTGACGGACTGCACGATCAGCGCGGTGCTGGTGGTCGACGCGGCGGTCGCCCACGTGCGGCCACCCGCGTACGCCGCGTACAGCTTGTTCCGAGCGACCTGGTTGATGGTCTGCCCGGCGTTGATGCCGAGGGTCTCGATGTCCGCGAGGAACTTCGACGCGAGGGCCATCGCGTTGGACAGCATGTTCGTGTCCATGCTGTTGGCGTACTGGTCCATCACGACCGACCACTGCTCGATGCCGTACGTCGACGCCGAGGGGTCCGAGCCGGTCACCGGCGTCGTCGCCGGCGCCAGCAGACCCTTGCGGGTGAAGGTCTTGGTGTCGCCGAGACCGCCCTGCCACGGCTCGCTGTCGGCGATCGCCGGGAACAGGAAGTTCGGCACAAGGGCGTCCCGGAAGACGCGGTCCAGGATGCCGTTCTGCAGCATCGCCTGGATCTGCGCGGGAACCACCGCGCGGACGCCGGCGTGCCGGTCGATGCGGAACCACGACCGCGGGGCGCGGTTGAGCCGCGGGCGGGCCGCGGACATGGTGGGGGTCATCAGTTACTCCTCAGTGATCTGGATGGACACGTGGTCCGGGTATTGCTGCGCGACCTGATCCAGGCCCAGCAGCGCGGTTTGGGTAATGGCCGACACGGCGGCGCAGACGCGACCCCCCACGGCAGGCTCGTCGTGACCGGACACCTCAATTGAGGTGCGTCCGTTGCCCAACCGGGCCCGGATCTCGATCACGCGCGCTGCCGGTACCCGAACTGAGACAGGTATTCGGCGACCTCGTCCTTGTCGGCCGTGAGGTAGTCCGTCTTCGTGGGGCCACCACGGGAGCCCTGCCCGGGGTCGGGCCTCGGCTTCGTCTTCGGCCTGGCCGCCGGCTCAGCAGGAGCGGCCGGGGCTGCCGGGGCGGGTTCGGGCATGCCCCAGTGCGGCTTGCGCTCCAGCAGGTCCGCCAGGTCGGCCTCGATGGCGTCGGTGTCGATCTCGCCGTCGGAGTCGACGTACTTTGCGGGGTCGCGCATCAGCACGTCCACCGCGTCGGACGGATCGGCGAACTGGCCGCTGGCCGCGACCTTCACCTCCGCCGACACCGCGCGGGCGACCGCCTTCGCGGCTTGGTTCTGCGCGCGCTCCGCCTGGCTCGTGGCCTTCTCCAGGTCGGACTTCTTGGCGTCCTCGAACTCCTGCACCTTGCGGGCGAGCTCGGCAGCCTGCTTCTTCGCCGCAGCGGCTTCCTTCTTCGCCGCGGCGCGCTCAGTCTTCATCCGGGCGAGGGCCTTCTGGCCAGCCTCGCCCAGCCCCTTGTCGTCCTCCGGCTGGCCGTCGCCGTCACCGGAGTCACCGGGCTCGTTGTCGGTGTCGTCGTCGAGGGCGTCGGCGAGCATCTGCTGCGCGTCGTCATCCCCGGCGTCGGTGTCGCCCTCGGCCGGCTCGGGCGCGGTCTCGCCCTCTTCGCCGTCGTGGCGGTGAAGATTGAACCAGGTGGCTCCGGTTGCCGGGGCCTTCATTTCGATGGTGGACATTGCGTCCGCCCCTTCATGTGTGCATGCGAAAGGGGCGCCATTGCGGCGCCCCTCGGGTGGGTTAGTCGGTCGCGGTCAGCCCTTCAGGGAGCCGTCCGCGCTCCACGTGTCGGGTATGGCGTCGGACGCTCCGAGCGCTCCAGCGCGCTTGATGATGAAGCGGCGCACCCGGCTGCGGGCCTCTTCCGTGTTCGGGCGGACCCGGCCAACCGCGCGGATCGCGTTCTCGAGGTCTGCGCGCGTCTTGATCGGGAACGCGCCGCCTGGCATTGCCTGGCCTCGCGTGGCCGCCGCCTTCCGAGCGGCCGTATTCATGTCGGCCACGTCGTTCTCCTAACTCAGGTAGCCGAAGCGCTTGAGCAACCTGACCAGCTCGTTTCGATCCTCCGAAAGCCGGTAGATCTCATTCGGAGTAAGCCGGGGCGTTCGGAGCTGGAACTTGGGCAGGCCCTGCTCAACATCCACCCGGGACCGCGCGAACCGCTGCCCGGTCTTCTTCTCCGCCTCGCGCAGCATTTGCCGGTAGAAGTCCCCGCGGCGCGTAGTGCCCTCGAGCGTCGCCACGACCTTCTTGCCGTAGGCATCCAGCGTGATCGTGGACCGGCCGGCGTTGACGACCGAGTAGATGTCGGCGCCGTTCCGGATCGCCTCCGCGCCGCCGAGCCCGAACCGACGGTCCTGCTCGGCGCGGGACAGGGAGCTGAAGAAGCCCATCGGGTCCGTGTGTCGGCCCGGGCGGGCGTCCGTCGCGGGCGTGGCGTAGCACTGGCAGCGGCGATGACGTTGGAAGTCGGCGTTGTACCGGTACCAGCGGCCCGCGAGGATCACGCACCTTGAGCAGGCGCCCGCCCGGACCATCCGCACATAGCCGGTGACCCGCCGGTTCGCGACCATCGCCACCCCGGCCGCGCCACGTCCCGCGTCCGCGACCTCCGACGCCACGATCTGCTGCAACTGGAACAGCCCCGACGTCATCGCTTCCTGCAGCGTCAGCCCGTTGCCGATCAGCGTCTTTGTGCGGATCACCGGCAGGTACAGGAGGCTGTCCAGCGTTCGGCCGTCCGCCGCCGTCCCGGAGAACTCCCGCGGACTCACGCGCGTGGCGCCGTCTGTGTAGTCGTTACCGAGGCCGTCCGCGCGGACCATCGCCTCGACGTACGGCTGCCCGGTGCTCGCGGCCGCCAACTGCCCGGCCGCGACCGCGCGCATCATCGCCGGCCCGAGACCGTGCAGCCACGACCCGGACAGGTCGTTGGTCTGGAGCCGCTTCCACAGTTTCTCGACGGCGATGGTCGTCTGGAGGACGGCTCGGCGCTGCGCGACACCGTAGGCGGTGACGATGTCCTCGTGCGCCTGCGTCTCGACGGGGGTGCTCATGCCACGCCCGGCTCCTCAGCCGGCGCTGTGTCCGGTGTGGGGGCGGTCTGCGGCTCGGGCTGCGCCGTGCTGATCTGGTGCAGGTCCATCGCCGTCATCCGGGTCAGCGCATCGTCCTGCATCGTCCGCATCCGGATCCGCTGCTCCGCGCTGTAGCCGAGGTCCTCCCACGCCTGCTCCGTCGGCAGGATCCCCGCCGCGTGCAGTTTGGTGACCGCGTCCGCCTTCTGCGCGTACGTCGGCGTCGCAGCATCCCGCCACGCCGTCTCAAGACTGCGCGCCTTCGGGTCGAGATCCCCGTCCCGGACGAGGAGGGCGAGCCGCATGACCCGCTCCCAGGCCTCACCGAACGCCCGCTGACGTCGCTCCGACCGCTTCACGAGACGGGCCTCAGACGCGCGGATCGCGTCCGCAGACGGCGGCTGGTCCGTCGCCAGGCCCAGGAACGCCGGCGGCAGACCCGTCAGCGCGGCAACCAGGCGGGCGAGCTGGTTGATGGTGTCGTGGAAGTTGGTGAGCTGGGCCTCGGGGAACTGGCCGAACTTGACGGTCTCGCTCTCGTTCGACCAGATGCGGCCCGCCAGCGACGACATCGCGCCCAACGGCTGCCCGTTCTCGTCGGCGAAGTCATCCAGCGACATGCCCGTCGCCCACCGGCGCGGCATCGCGTGATACTCCGCAGACACCATCATGTCCGAGGCGACCTTGCAGGCCGCGTCACTGAGCGGGATCACCGCGCGCAGCTCCGACGTGCCGTCCATGTGCCGCAGCCGGGGCCGGTTCGCCAGCGTCACCACCAGCAGCCGCCCGAGACCATGCGGGTCCCGGTCGACCTCGACCCACTGGCCCTTCTGCATCTCGAACTGCACCCGCATGTCCGGCAGATACAGCATGGCGTTCTTCACCGGCATCGACCCGGATGCGGCCGGCTCATCCCACCGCTTGATGGCGGCGATCTCCTGCCGCGTCCTGGGGTCCCGTTCCGCGAACACCTCGAGCGCCGACTCCGCCGTGATGATCGGCGTTTCTTCGTCTTCGTCGTTCGCGCCGACGATCGCGTACGCCCGCCGCAGCGCGAGTGCATCGACGTGGGCCTGCTGGCTGCCTTCGTCGAGGTTGTTCGCCTGCCAGATCTCCCACAGGTCATCCGCGGTCGTCTCCGACTTGGCGTACCGGAAGCCCTCGATGTCCAACCGCTCATCAAGGGCGTCCACGACCAGCTGCGGCCAGTTAATGACCACCTGCCGCATCCGGTCGGAGAGCTCGACCTGAATCTCCGGCGCCATGTACGACAGCGGCTGATTGCCCTCGTAGTAGGCGTCCATGAGCTTCAGCTCGGGCAGCTCCTTGTCGTGCGCCTGGATCAGCCGCTTCAGCCACTCCTCCGGATTCAGGTCGAGGGCCACTACCGCACCCCCAACCTGGTCGTCGTCAGCGCATCACAGTCGTCTTCCGGGAGACCTTCGGTCGTGCCAGGCCTGCGGCGATCGCGTCGCCGGCTGCTTCGTGGGCGAGGATCGACACCACGGCGAGGTCGATCTTTTGGTGGGGTGCCGCCTTGCGCAGCACGTACCGGCCCGCAGGCCTTGCGGCCTTCCGGGCGTGCCCGACGTGGGCGGCGGTGTCCTCACACCCGTCGTGGGTGAAGGTGGTGTCGGCCTTCACCGTGTCGGTCAGCAGCCGCTCGCAGGCGGCATGCATCTGCACGGTGCGCTGCGTGTACCAGCGCACCACCCGCTTCTCCCCGTACCGTTCCGCCCACCCGTCGATCTCCGTCTCCCAGTACGGCGGGTCGCAGTAGGCGCGGACGATCTGGTAGCGGCGCATCAACTCGTCGACGGCGGCGTCGACCTCGAGGCGAGGCGTCTGCCCGCCCCACTCGGCCGGATCCCAGACCGTCGGCAGCTCGAGCGAGCTGTAGACGGGGGTGAACTGGTAGCCGTCCAGGGTCTCGAGGCGGATACCCGTCCAGTCGTCGATGTCCGAGCCGTCGAAGCCGAGGACCACCGGTGTGCCGTCGGGGACGTGCCGGGGCGCGGCCCGCATGTCCCACCGGTCCCGGGCCAACCACGTCCCAGTACCCGCGGTGATGCGGTTGCCGAAGAACCGCTCGGCCTGCGCCTGGTCCCGCTCCAGGAGCTCGGCGGCCTCGGCCTCAATGCTGTCGAGGTCGACCCACCACGAGTCCCCGTACACCGCCTTGTGGATCTTCCGGCGGTCCGTCTTCTTCGCGTAGTCCAGATCGGCCGGGGCCCGGCTGAAGTCGCGGAAGATGTCCTTGACCTTCGCCTCGAACGTCCGCTGCGCCACCGAGTTCTCCGACGGGTCCCACCCGTTCGTGGTCTCCGTCGACCGGCCACCCATACCCGCCAGACCACGCCGCTGGGTGTCGGCGACCTTCTGCATCTTGTTCTCGGTCGTCCAGATGCCGGTCTCATCCTGAGGGGTGAAGGTGACGCGCTGCCCGAGACGGGACTGGGCGCTCGAGGTCACCGTGTCCACACGGCCGCCGCCCGGCAGCCGGATGAACTCCTCACCCGTCTTCGGGATCATCTCCGACAACGGACCCTTGTCGATCATCGGGCGGAGGGCGCCGTAGATGTTGTCGGTCTGCTCCTCCGAGAACGCCGTGATCTGGATCAGCGGAGTCGGCCACGGCATCCCCATCGGCTCACCGGGCTCGTACTCGTACACCCAGCCACAGCCGCAGCCATGTACCCGGCAGTCGTACACCTCACCGCCGGTCGCCCACCCGGCGAACACCGCCGGACCGACACCCTCCACGCACACCTGCGACGCGGTCAGCGGGCCCTTGCCCCACTTCTGCGGACGCACCAACTGGCTGCGCCGGTAGTGGAACGCCGACGCCGGCGACAGCATCGACCGCTCACGGCTGGCTTTTGGCTTCACCCGATAGTGGTTCAGGTAGAACCACAGCATCTCGTCCGTCAGAACATACGGCTCACCAGCGGAGAACCCGTCGGGGATGACGCAGTGCGCCTCCACCCAGTCCGCAATGAGGAAACCAAGCGTGGGCCACTGGACTACCTGCTCATCCCCCGCCACCGGACCCAGCCTCAGCAGGCGGCGTCCACCCAGGCGGCAGCTTCGACAGGTCAACATCCCCGGTGAAGACGATGACGTGCTCGATGCGCAATATCTCCCGCAGGAACGGAATGAATCGGTTGAGTTCGTCGACTGTCTCAACGTCGGCGTCGATGTTCGCCAGCACGAGGACGTCGCCGGGCTCCAGCTTCACAAGCTGCGCCATCACGCATCACCCCCGTCACCGGCGACGACCTTGAACCGGTCCCGGGCCGTACGCTTCCCGGCAGGCTTCGCAGCGCCCGCGTTCTCGCGCCGTTCCGCGACCTCGTCCTGGGCGATCCGCCACCGGTTCGCCCGCATGCCCGGCGTTGTCAGCCCCAGACTGTCCGCCATCTGCCGCACCAGCGTCGACAGATTCACCCGCGACTCCATCGCCTCGGCCTCGGAGAAGCGGCGGACGTACAGCGCCACCTCGAACTCCTGGCCATACCGCTCCCACATGATCGCCTGCGGCTTCCGCCACAAGGCATCCCACAAGTCGGCTTCACGGATCGTCTGCTCAGTCAACGGCCACTCGGGCGTTGCGCCCTGTCGGCCCTCCGCAGGCAGGATCGTCCACTCGCCGGCATCCCGGTCACGCCGCAGCGCTGTCGGGTCAGGGGCGGGACCGGAGCGTGCTCGTGCTCCACCACTAGGCATGAGGCCACCTCACACCAGCCAGAATCAGACCGGCGACGATAGCCCCATTGATCAGGACGACAACGGCGGCCACACCGCCCGTCGTTGGCTGCCGCACCTTCCCGACAGCCGTCACCGCAGCAAGGGCGCCCCAGACCATCCAGGCCGCCACACCGAACAAGAACCACTGCATGAGGTACTCCTCGAGTCACGCCATTGCGGCGCTCATCTCCAGCTGGCATTGCGCACAGCCGGTCCAGACATGGCGGAACCCCCGACGACGCGGGGGCTCCTGTACTTCACGCGGCGGCACGGGCAGGTTGCGTATACGCCTGCGCTGTCCGGACACTGCATCAGCACTTCCGTGCCGCCGCCGCTTCTGAAGTCACATTCCGTGACTGATCATTTCGGCCCAAGATCGTTCTGAAAACTTAGAACCCGGCCGACCAGCGCTGTCCCTCCCCGGCGGTCCGCAGTGGATCACCTGGACCTTCCCTCCCTGGCCTACGTCGCCCGGTTTCAACTACGGACGGTCACGTGCTCGCCGAGCATGGGCAACTGATAGGTGCGGGGATCAGTGCGTGACCCCTTGATCGAGTTGCACTGGAAGTGGGCCGTCGCAACGTTGGCTCTCGTGTCGGAGCCACCCTTGGCGAGGGGAATCAGATGGTCGATGGTCGGCGCCCGAAGGTCTGGAACGAAGGCGGTCCGGTCCACCAGCCGGCCACAGAGATGACAACGCCACCCGTCACGCTCGAAGATCTCGATGCGCGCGTAGCGGTCCCGTTCTGTGGAGCGCACACGCATCCGGCGTCGAGCTTCGGCGGTGCGGGTAGCGCACTGCTCGGAACAGTAGCGAGGCAGGTCGCGGATGCTGATGGTGGCGGTGGCTATGAAGTGCTGACCGCACCGCCTACACGAGCCCGATACCCAGGCGGATCCGTGAGTACCTTGTGCCGCACGCGCGAGCTTTGCCGACACGCGAGCCTGGACCTTCGCTCGCCTGAGCTTGCGGAGTCGGGCTTCTCGCTTCCTTCGCAGTGCCACCTTGGCGTTGGCCAGGGCTTTAGCTGACGGCACCGGGTTGTTGTCCGTCGCCTTGCGCCACAGATCGCGGCATGCCAGCGAGCAGAACAGCCCGCCGTACTTCTGCTCTTGGCCCACGTACTTGGGGCAGTCGGTCTTACACCACGTGCACTGGACGATCACCTTGCGGTGTCGTTGCTCGGGGGTGGCGTGCTGCTGGTTGTAGTGCGTGGAGCACAGCCCTCGCGCTCGGTGGGGCTTGGTGCATTCGGGCAGCGTGCATGTACGCTCGACCACGTCGGCCTGCTTTCATCAGGTCGTCCATAGCCCCGGGAGTGTTGGTAGCACTCGCCGGGGTCCTTGCTTCCATTGTCCCAGTTCAGCCCGCTTCTTGGGTTCAATTGCCAAGCGGGCCAGGGGTGTTGCTGGTCACCTCTCAGCCGCGTTCCATCCTCCGGGCTGGGCCGCTGCGGTCTCGCTGCTGTGGCACGGACCGCACAGGCCGCGCCCGTTGGCTGGGTTGTCGGGGTCCTTGCCTTGCTCGACGAGCTGCCGCCGGCTGAGTGGCCAGTGGTCGGCGTGTACTGAGCGTTGGCCGCACGGTGAGCCGTGGCCGTGCGCCTTGTCGGTGCAGACGCAGGTCGGGTTGGCGGCGAGGACGCCGGGCCGGAACCGCTGCTCGTGCTGCTTGCCGTAGCCGCGCTGCCGTGCGCTGCCGCGCCGCTGCTCTGCCTGCTTGCGGTGGCTGTCGCAGCGGCCGCCTTGGGTGAACTCTGGGCAGCCGGGTACGGGGCAGACGCGCCAGCCTCGGCGTGCGGGCATGGCGGCCTCCGTCTCGCGTGGTCAGACGGCGTACCAGCCCCAGGTGCTGCCGTTGTAGAGGGCTTGGTAGTGGCCGGTGGCGCCGGTGGTGAGGGTTGTGGTGGTGGTGCCGGTGCCGCTGGTGGTGTAGATGAGCTGGCTGCTCGTGGTGGCGACGGTGAGTGTGTTGGAGCCGATGTTCTTGAGCGCGTATTCGACGGGGCAGAACGAGGCGTCGGGCAGGGTGCCGGTGAAGGCTCCACTGCTGGTGTCGCAGATGAGGACGCGGTCGATCGGCGAGCAGGTGAACGCGCTGGTCTTCCGTTTGATGGGGCGTGGGTCTTGCCCGTTGATGAGTTCGATGCCGGTGGGTGCGGAGATGCTGACGCCGGTTTCGGTGAAGAGGCCTGTGAGTTTTACGCGGCCGAGTGCGCTGTTCATGGCGCCGGTGCTGCTGCCTGCGATGTTGGGGGTGCCGGATTCGGTGGAGAGTTGGTCGATGTCGATGATGGGGCCGACGCCGCCGCTTCCGCTGCCGTAGATGTACAGCTCGTGGGTGCAGGATTCGATGGAGGCGCTGATGACTTTCATGGCGTGGACGCTGCCGACGCTGCCTGCGTAGTTGCCGACTGCGATGAGGGCTGCCCAGCAGTACAGGATCATCACGCGGGGGATGACGGCGTGTTCGGTGATGAAGAGGGCGTAGGTGTAGCCGCCGCCGCAGGAGATGTTGTCGGCGATGACGTGGTCGTTGTTGCCGGGGGCTGGGAGCAGCATGCCGATGGACAGTCCGGTGCCGAAGGTGCCGGGGCTGCTGTAGTCGGTGCTGGGTGATGCGACGGTGCCTGCGGTGCCGTAGCCGACGTTTTCGATGTGGGCGTTGGCGACGCCCCAGAGGTTGAGTGCGCCGTAGGTGAGGCCGTATGCGGAGTGGGTGGTGAGGATGGCCAGGTTCTTGATGACGGCTTGCATGTTGGAGAAGACGGCGCCGCCGGAGTTGATGCCGTAGCCGCCGGCTTCGTTGGGGCCGCAGATGACGGCTGGGTTGCCGTGGGCGTTGATGTCTGCTGTCTGTGCGCTGGTGGAGGAGTACACGCCGAGGGAGAGCAGGCAGGATCCGGCGAACTGGGGCACGGGCTGTTGCCAGTGGCGGACGGCTGCGGCTCCGTCGGTTTCACCGCGGAATTCCAGGATCTTCTTGTTGCTCGTGGTTGCGACGGGTCCGAAGGTGATCTGGCCGTTGCCGCTCTTCGCTGAGGAGAGTGTGCCGGCGACGATGTACGGGCGCGGGGGGAAGTAGACCTGTGCGTAGGTGTGGGTGGCCAGGTAGGCCTCTGCCGCGGTCACGGCGGCTTGGATTGCGGTGGTGTCGTCGGTGCCCCAGATGACGACTGCGCCGCTGATGTTGCCGCCGGAGGCGTTCGCTGCGTTGAGGGTGATCTGGGTGGAGCTTTGGCGGCTGGCGACGGTGGTGACCAGTGTGGTCACCCCGGTGGTGGCTGCGCCTTTCACGGAGATGGTTTTGCCGACGACGCTGGCCGGCCAGTTCGCGGTGGCGCTGGTGAGTGCGGCTGTTCCGGAGGACATGGCCCCGTCTGCGACGACCTGTGCGTCGCCGATCGCGCCGTACGCGGAGGCGGTGACGTCGAACACCCACGGCTTGGACGCAGTTGCCCCGCTGCCGCCTCCGTGGTGGCGTTTCGGCGACCGGGACGACCAGATCCCGTACGTGATGGCCGGCACCACCCGAACGATGGAGACCGGCGTCTTCATCAGCATGTTCAAGGACGGACCTCGCCGCGGTGGCCGCGGCCGGAAGAAGTCCTAGGTCGCGTCTCCGACCGCCGTGATCGCAGCCACGGCCTGGAAGCGCAAGACGGCCCGGCAGGGAGTTCGCAGCTCCACCACGCCAGGCCGCCCAGGAAGCCGACGGAGTTTCGCAGCCCGTCGGCGTGAGATCGCAATTCAAGAAAGCAGGTGTCTCGTTGTCGAGACTACAGCCTCCCGCTGTGTCGACAAGTAGCCCCCCTCTGTTCCTCCGCACGGCGGGGGTGGCGCGATGACCCAGACGCGACGTCCTTCCAACCAGAACCGTCCACGCGTGAGCCGCCCCGGTTCCACCGGTCTCCGCTTCGGCATGTTCGCCATCTGCGTGACTCGCGACCCTGACACGGGCCTCAACAAGGGCAAGGCAAAGCCGCTGTACGACCTTCTGGTCACCTTTGCGGACGTCAGCTCCCGCGACACCGAAAGGGGCTACCCGTACCGTGACGCCCTGGCCGCATGCCTGGACTGCTCGAAGCAGACCGTGGACCGGGCCGCGGACTACCTGGAGAAGGAGATCGGGCTCGTGACGGTCCACCGCCGCAAGGTGGAAGGCAAGCCGGACGAGAACGATGCCAACCTCTACGAGATCCACGACGCGTGGCTGATCCACGGCGTCACGCCGCCCGCCGGGACCCCGCCGCAGCTCGTTGCCCGGTACGGGCACACGGTCCCCGGCCTGGATGTCGACGCGTGGATTGTCGAGCACGCTCCCGGCTTCGACATGTCCGCTTGGCGGACCGCCTACGACGAGAAGCTGCGGGCTCAGGAGGCCTTGCGTGAGGAGCAGCGACGCAAGGAACGGGCCCGCCGGAAGAAGTCAAAGAAGGGGGGTGGCGTCACGGGTGACGCCACCTCTGAGGATGCCGGAGAGAGGGGGGGTGGCGTCACCCATGACGCTACGGGTGGCGTCACGGGTGACGTGACCGGTGGCGTCATGGGTGACGCCCTATCTAAAGCCGGTAGTCCAGAACCTTCCTCTACAGACGACGATGCCCCTTCGGGGCGTAGCCCCGGTGAACCCCGTAGGGCCTCTGCAGGTAGTAAGGGCTCGAGCGATGGCGGCTTCGCCGCGCCCGCGAAAGACAGCCCCGCCCCCTCACCCGAAGAATCCATCGACCGCGGCCGTACCCGGACTCTTAAGCTCGCTCCCGAAGAGCGCAAGCAGATGAAGGCCATCCTCCAGCTGCTGCCGTCGGACCTGCAGTCCGCCGTGGGGAACGTCATTCCGGCGAACGTTGGCCGCAGCGTGGTGGAGTCCCTCGCCGTCGGCACGGACCGGGAGCGGACGCCGCAGCAGTTGGTGGCTCACCGACTGCTGCCGCGCTGGCAGCGTTACTGGGCGCCCAAGTTCTACGCAGGGGAACTCACTCCCGAGGTGAACGGCAAGAAGCGCAAGCCGTTCGGCCCGCTGCTCGAGATGCTCAGGGACACTGCCGAGTGCAGGAACCTGACGTGCGAGGACCGGCACGACTTCGTCCTGGACGGCGAGTGCCGGAACTGCGCAATGCGGAAGGGCGACCAGGCCGCCGACCGAGAGCGGGAGCGTCGCGCGGCGCAGGAAGACGCCGATCGGCAGGCCCGTCAGGGCCAGGCGCAGGCGGCAGCAGAGGCAGCCTCGGCTACGGCTCCGGTGCCGGCACAGCGGGACAGCATGGTGCTGCACGCCCCACGGGTCAGCCGTGAGTGCGCGGAGGACACCTGCGCCCTGCGGCTCCCCGATGGCTGGGACGATGAGCTGTGCAGGAAGTGCCGCACCCGCGTCAACCGTGCTGCTGAGGTTCACCGGCAGCAGCAGGAGACCACGGCCTGCCGTGAGGCGCCGGTGGACGCGTTGGCCTCCGCTGGGCCGGCCCCGTTCTAGGTCACGGATTCAGGGTGGGGACACCAGCGTCCCCACCTGGTCCATCCTCATACAAATCACCGGAGAAAAGGAGAAACATGGGCAGGAAGAAGCCTGGTAAGCCGCGCCGACCGCGGAAGCGTGCACACACACTTCGGGAGCTCCAGCCGCCGGGTGAAGGCTACGAGGAATGGATCAGCGTCCGGCCTGGCATCGACCCTTCCCGGATTGACGATCCCCGGGTAGGCGCGGGAGCCCTCGAGATGATGCAGCGCCTGGCCGTCCTCGGTCCGCTGTACGACGGGCTCGTTCCCAAGGCTGCCCTGTACTTGGATGACATGATCGACCAGGGTAGGTTGCCGGTGTTCCGGGGCAAGGATGAGGGCAACCTGGTGCCGATCAAGGAGATCGCGGCCTTCTGTCAAGATCAGGGCAGCGTACGGGAGTCCATTCACAACCTGCACGCCATCGGAGCCCTCCTCGTCTTCATCGACGAAGAGCACAGCGCCCCCTACATCCGCATGGTGACCAAGCGTCCCGAGCCCGGTCAGCCGTGGCAATTTAACGGCGATTCCGATGTTGCCGTCAGCACCGTCTGCGTCCCCAGCCACATTTGGGAAGAGCTCCCTTTGGATGTAGCTGCCGCGGTCGGGTTCATGCGGGCTTGCCGCTCCCAGCTGGAGAAACCGGACCCGGTCGTCTACGGGAGACACGCGGGCGTGAACGGCGCCGAGCACGCTCGAGAGCTTTTCGCCGCGGCTGAGGCCTCTGGGTACGTCGACTACAAGGGGTGCGACGCCTGCCCAGCCGGCCACCTCTGTACCCGGCCCTGAACGGTGGAGCGCCCCGGCACTGACCGGGGCACTCTGTTCGTCAGCCGAGGGCGCCCATCCCTTGTTCGGTGGCCTCCATCAGGTCCGGGTGGGAGCCGTCAGCCGGCACCACGATCCGAATCAGGTTCAGATCGTGGAGGCGCAGCATCGCCCCATATAGCCCCAGCTGAAGTTCCGTCCATGCCTCCCGGGCCGGGTCGTCCTCTGGAACGCTGGCATCGAACGTGGGCGGGTGGATCGTGTGGAAGAAACTGGAAGGCGCGACCGGCTCCTTGGAGTGGGCGATCAGCTCGAGGAGACGGCGTTCGTCGTTGGACAGCATGACGGCAGGGTAGAGGTAGCCGCCGACGCCGAACCGGCCTAAGCCGCAGTCCCGGGCCCGGCTTCCCACGGTTCCCCGAGCGGCCGGGTAAGCCCGTCATCCGCCACCAGCCGCCGGCCGCGTTCCGTCTCGTCCAGCTCCCAGTGGTGTCGGCACTCCTCGCACCGGACTCCGTCCACCAGGTCCTCGGTTTCCCCGTTCGGGCAGTCCGTGCCGTCTCCGCGGCCCGCACACTCCTGTACCCAGGTATCTGCCACGTGTTCGACCGTGCGGCGTCGGTTCAGGTTCGTGGAGAGGGCGTGGAGGGCGCACAGGCGCTCACGTCCGGCACCGGACCCCAGCACCCGCCAGCAGCCTCAAGAGGCTTCATCGGGCGGTCAGTCGGCTTCATCCCAGGGCGGGGGCGGGCTGGTGCTGTCCTCCCCGCATGACCAGCATTCAAAAGTGGCCGGCGCACGGAACCTGTCGCTCCACCATGAGGCAACGGGCTCGAGCCAGACGACGCATTCGGTGCCGCACCAGCCGCAGATGAAGATAGTTTCCACGCCACCCCTCCCCCGGGCCCGTGTGGCCCCCACCTTGATAGCAGGGGCGGACGACAGTGACGACCATGCCGTTTGGTCCGAATCGGCTTCGGATGGACACTGCTCCGGCACGCTCCACGGCCGACACAACACTTGGAGACCCGATGAGCGAAGACACTCCTGTCCTGCCCGGCTTCATCGAGGACCACGACCAGGGGCAGAGCCTCCGCGTCTGGTGCCGCTGGTGCTGCATCTGGCACGAACACGGCTACACCGGAACCTCGATCGGCGGCACCGAAGACCGGGTCGCCCACTGCTTTGCCCCGGACAGCCCCTACAGGGAGACCGGCTACAGCATCCTCGTCTCCGGCACGCCGTTCTCCGCGGCCCGTGCGATGGTGCGGAAGGCGAACGTCACGCAGGAGCGGTCGATCACGGACGGCCGGATCACACCGACCGTACAGTTGCTCCGCGACCAGGAGCCGCCCGCCGGCTGACAGCGTTCCTGCCCACGGTGTCAGACCCGGCTGGAAGACTGGGCCTTCTGCCGACAACACGCCCGTCAGGAGGAACCGGTGGCCGACACGACCCACGCCCTGCCGGTGTACGAGCGCAGGGACGTGCCGGAGCACCTTCAGCACCTGCGGACTATGACGCAGCTGAAGGCGGACCGCCGGAAGCCCGCAGAGGGCCAGGCGCCGGTGGCGTTGCTGCGGGTGTACCGGCGCGGGCACGGCTGGGGCGAGTTCCCCCTGTACGACCCCGCCGGCGCCGCCGCGATGCGGCCGCTGTCGGCGAAGCAGCAGGCCGCGAAGACCGCCCGGCGGACGTGCCCGCGGTGTGGCGAGGTCCGAAACCACGTCGTGTACCGGCAGTGCGGGGTGTGCGACGTGAAGGACCATGAGGAGCGCCTGGCGTTGCAGGCCCGCACCTGCTGGAAGTGCCGGCGGGTCTCGGTCGCCGCCCTGCCGAAGGAGCAGGGGAGCCGGTGCATGCCCTGCTGGGTGCTCTGGCGGCTTCAACAGCAGTGCGAGGCTGAACGGCTTGCCGTGTGGCGCCGTACGTGTCCCGGGCCGGACTGCCAGGTGGTCACGGCCACGGACGAGGAGATCGCCGCGGAGAAGGCCGCAGGCACGTGGCTGTACCCGCGCTGGTGTCCGCCCTGCGCCGAACGGGACGAGCGGGAGCGTGAGGAGCGGCGGCAGGCCGAGCAGGAGGCACGGGAACGCGCCCTGGAGGCCCGCCGTCAGGAGGTTGCCGCGCTGGAGGAGTGGGCGCGGACCGTTCTCGCCGACTCGGACACGGTCGTTCTGGACACGGAGACCACGGGCCTCGAGGACGATGCGCGCATCGTCGACCTTGGCGTCCTCGGGGTGTCCGGTGACGTCCTGGTGGACACGCTCGTCAACCCAGGCGAGCCGATTCCCGGCGAGGCGACTGACATTCACGGGATCACCGACGCCCTGGTGGCTGCGGCGCCCGCGTTCGGAGACGTCCTCGAGCAGCTCACCACCGTGCTGGCCGGCAAGCGGTGCCTGATCTACAACAAGCCGTACGACGTTGCCAGGCTGCGGCACGAACTGACCATGCACTACCGGCAGGCCGGCCACCCCGACCCCGAGGCCTCCGCCGCGGCATGGATCGACGGCATGCGCTTCGAAGACGTGATGATCCCGTACTCGGACTGGTTCGGCGACTGGTCGGACTACTGGGGGAACTATGCCTGGCAGCCCCTCTACGGCGGCGACCACCGGGCCATCTCGGATTGTCGTGCGGTCGTGGACCGGCTCCGGGAGATGGCAGCGCGCGTCCTCGAGGGCGAGGCTGTCTGATCCTGCCCGGGCAGTCCGTACCGGCTGGAAGACTGGCGTCATGAACAGTCAGCAGCGGGCCGCGGAGCCCGGTGAACTCTGCACCTGCGGCCGGCAGGCGGTCACCGTTTTTTTCACCGACCGGTTCGGGGATGTCGGGTACTGCGGTATCGAGGGTGCCGCGTTCAGGCCGGTGCTGCCGTGTCCGTGGTGCGGGAGTAGTGAGCCGCATAAGGAGCCGTGGGGTGACCCGGGGCGCTGCCCGGAGTACCGGCTCTGCGCGTCGCAGAGTTGAGTTGGCAAACAATGAAGTAAGGCCGCTCAGTACCTCAGGAGCTTTCTTCGGGCCCAGGCCAGTCAGGATCGTCCTCGGCAGTCAACAGAGTCCCCTGCCCCTCGTCCCAGGGGTTGGTCCACCCGCAGGCGCCGCACGAGTACCTCCCCCTGATCCCGGAAATCTGCGTGCCGCAGCGCCGGCAGTCCGTCGTGGTGATCTCCTGCCGGGCTAGGAACGCGGCGGCAGCCTGCGCCCGGGCCGGGTCCATGGCGTGCGGTACGGGCGTGCGCGTGCGTGGGGGATTCGGTTTCCTGCTCACGCCGTCGACTCTATCCGCGTACATGCCCCGCCGGCCGTCCCTGGGGTGTTGCCGGAGATAGGGCCGCAGTTCGGGCATGCCCACGATCCGTCTGAGCCCTGCTGTGCGCTGGCTCCGCAGTTCGGACAGTTCACGCTCGTCTCCCTCGTACGCGCTTCGGGGTCTCCAGCATGAGGCGTGAACGGTGTGGGCGGTAGAGGCGCGCTGGTGGGCCGATCTGGCCGCGACACCCAACGAACCCCCATTTTGGCATTGTTGCATAATGCTTAACACGGTACACTGGAGGGGTTGATGCGGCCGCACGCCTCCGCGTCAGGCCGGGGGAACACCCCGCCGAATCAGCGGCACGCTGAACAACCACGCCCCAATCACCGGGAGCCACCGTCATGGCCGACAGTCCCGAACGCCGCCGAGCAGAACAACTCCAGCAGCGCGCCGACAAGCTGAAGCAGACCGCGGAGCAGCAAGGCGAACGCGCGTCCAGCATGTACGGACGGTTCGCCGGTGGCCAGCCCCTGCTTCCCGGCCACCACTCCTACCGCAGCGCCCGCCGCGCCAAGAACCGTGCCGACGCGGCCTCCGACCGGGCTATCGACGCCTACAAGGCAGCCCAAGACGCCGAGTCAAAGGCCAGGTGGGCCAAAGTGCACGCCGACACCAAGGACGAGATCACCGCCATCACCAGCACCCGTACACGGTCCTGGGAGCCCGGCGACTTCCGGCCCGGCGACATCGTCACCGTCCGCGTATTCGAGACCAGCACCAGCACCTACCGGGTCAAGCGCGTCAACAAGGAGACCCTGACCCTGGACGGCGGTGGCGGCGGCTGGGACGACCCCAAGCGCGAGTACGACCGGGTCCTGCTGTCCCGCACTCGGGACGGCGTCACCATCACCAACCCCGCCGACGCAGACAGGGCCTGAGATGCCGCTGCCGGTCCTGCCCGGCCCGCCTGACCGCCACCCAGCCCCCAGGGAGACCCGATGACCAGCCCGAACACCGACCAGCTCGACCTCGACACCATCGAAACCGCCACCGACGAACCGCCGAACAGCACCTTCACAGCAGCCGCCGTCGTAGCCGCGCTTCAAGGCGCTGGCATTGAGCGGGACAAGCTGCACGAGAAGGAAGTCAACGGCCTCCGCGCCGAACTGGCCGAAGCGCGAGAGGAACTCGCTGCCGCAGTCCGAGTCTCCGAGACACTGAACCGACGCCTCTCCGAGGAGCAGCTCGCAGGCTCCGCCCTGTACGCCGCACTGACCATGCCGACCACCCCGGAGCAGCGGCAGGCCGCGCTGGACAAGTTCACGGCTGTCGCACAGCAGGTCTCCGGGGCCGCCACCGAGCTCTGCGACCTGCCGCGCGGGGACTGGGAGCTCATGGTCCACGCCCGGGAGGACGTCGACGCCCTCGTCGCCGAAGTCCGCCGCCTCCGCGACGAGCTTGCCGAGACGAAGGCCCTCAACGACCCGCGGCTGCGCGGTCTCCTCGTCAAGGCCGCACCCGACAAGGACCTGTACGTCCAGTGGTCCACCGTCTGCGACATGCCCGGCGGCGTGTTCAGCCGCGAGACCGCCCTGGAGTACGGCTTCCCTCGCTCGAAGGTCGACCACGCGGACGAGCACGGCAGCAGCTCCCGTCTCGGCGACGGCGCGTGGGACGACAAGGGTTGGGTCGCCGAGCAGCGCGGCTGGCTGCGCCGGGACTTGATCGGTGAGTACGCGGTCGAGTACCTGCACGGGGACCGCATCGCCGCCTACGCATTGCTGGAGCCGTTCGACGATGAGCCGGAGTCCGCCGCCCGTCCGGCTGGGGCCGCGAACGAGGACAGCACCGGGAGTCGGCCGTGACCGCCCAACCGATCGGCACCGAGGTCTACTGCGACGGCCCCGACGAGACCAGCGACTGCCCCGACAGCGCCGCCGTCCGAGCCGCCATCACCTCGGTGGCGCCGCGGGAGGTCCGCGCCGACGGCCGCGCCGACGGCTGGAGCAGGCGCCGGCGGAACGGACGCCTCGTCGACCTCTGCCCTCGCTGCGTACCCCGCCCGTGACCATCCGCAAGACCGGGTCGGCGGCTGCACCAATCAGCCGCCGGCCCGGCACCCCGAACTCTTTCACGACCACCAGGAGTGACCATGAACCTCGGTGATCTCATCACCCGCCTCGAAGCCGCCGACCCCGACCAGACCGTCCGGCAAGGCTTCAACCACCCGCACTCGTACCGCGGCGACTACATGGATCTCGCGTTCGAACCCGCCGCCAACATCACCGTCGCCGACATGCTCGCCGCGGCCCGTTCCGCTCTCGGTGCCACCTATCAGGGTTGGAAGGGCGGCGACTTCACGATGAGCGAGCACACGTGGTGCTGGCTGTCGGCGGAGGGGGACGCGTCCGGGGAGACGATCAGTGGGCTGCTGCTGGACTTGCTGCTTGCCGAGCCCGCTGCCGTGTCTGCTGTCGTGCCGCCCACCCAGGACACGCCCGCCGACGCGATGGGGGGCCTCGTCCCGCGCGCGGTCCGCCCTCTCGACATCGAGCACGACGAGTTGATGGCGCGTGCCGCAGCGGAACACGAGGCCCGGACCGCAGCCGACGAGGCGGCCACGGCCGCCATCCGGGCCGGCGCACTCCGGGAAGCTATCGACGTGGCTCGCGAGGAAGGCCACCGCCTCGAAGCCGAGCAGGGCATCGAGGCAGCGCGCGGCGCTCGGTCCGTCGCTTACCTGCTGCGCAAGCTGTTGGCCAAGGACGGACCGCGCCGTCTGGCCGCCGAGACGCAGCAGCCGACCGACGCGGACGTAGTCGAGGCGCACCGACTCGCCCTGTCCTTCGCGGTCGACGGTGCCGAGACGCGGCAGGCCGTGGTCTCCACCGCCGACAAGGCCTACGCCCTCGGCCTGACAGACACCGAGTACCGGGCCCGCTCCCACGCGGCCGCCGTCGCCACCGTCCGAGCCGCGATCCCCGGCATGTACGCACACGTCGGGTTCCGGCTGGAGGACGCCCTCAACGAGGCTGCCGAGACGCAGCAGACCGAGACCGAGACGGACACAGCTCAGCTCGCCAAGGTCGTGCGCTGGGTGACAAGCGAAGCCGTCACCGCGAAGACCGAGTTCGGCGACGGCTACCGCGCATCGCAGCGCGACATCCGCGACGTCATCAACGGCCGCTTCGACTACAACCCGCACACCCCCGCCGTGTCTGCTGGCGTGCAGACCGACGAGGAGGCCCAGCCACGCCAGTCATGCGCCTGCGGACAGGACGGCTGCGAGTACTGCGATGCCGAGGACGCCGACGAGGAGACGCAGCGATGAGCAGCGGAGGCTTCACCGGCATCAGCCTCGCGGGCACCTGGGAGTGCGGCAGTTGCGGCGCAACCGGAGACGGCTGGTACAACGAGGACAACGGCTTGGTGCTGCACGACGAGAACGAGCAGCCCTTCGCCCCCGCCGACCACGTCTGCGGGGAGGTCTGACCACATGCGAGCCCTGACCGTACGCCAGCCATGGGCAGCAGCCATCGCCCACGGACCGAAGCGCATCGAGAACAGGCCCAACCCGATCCCGGCCGCCCACGTGGGCACCAACATCCTCATCCACGCCGGCCTCGCCGAGGACGAGAACGCCCTCCCCGCCGACATGGTCCAGCAGTGGCCCCGCCACTTCGGCGCCATCATCGCCGTCGCCACCCTCACGTCCTCCCACCAGGCAGCCAGGCCGCGCTGCTGCGCACCCTGGGGCTTCCCCCAGACCGACAACGAAAAGCTGTGGCACTGGGAGCTGGAGAACGTTCAGGCCGTACCGCACCCGATTCTCGGTGTACGTGGGCAACTCGGGCTGTGGACCGTCGAAGACGACGTCCTGGCCGCCGTCCAGCGACAGCTCGACCTCGAGAGGACCAGCGCGTGAAGACCGAAGCCCGCGACCGATTCACCACCGAACTCGGCTTCACAGCCGACCCCGCACTTGAAGGGATGCTGCAGGACGTCCTCGACGAGCACATCCAGAACCAGCCGGTCCTGCGAACCTGCCTCTACCCCGGCTGTCTGCGCCAGTACGACGTCATGTCCTGCATGACGGGCGATCCGCCGCCACGACCGCAGTGGTCCGGGGACGGCTGGCGCACCCTCGGCAGCGTAGCCCTGTCCGGCGGCGGCCACATCTGCCCCGCCCACGTCGACGTCATCACCGCCCACATGGCCCGCCCCGTCGAAGCACCCACCGGCCGGTGGATGGTGGCCTGTGCCTGCGAGTGGATGTCCCGCCCCCAGGTCTACGGCGGTCTCCTGCGGCCCCTGTGGGAGGAACACCTCCTCCTCGCCGCGGGCCAGCTCGAGGCACCTGTCACGCTTGCTGAGACGCCCGGCCGGCTACCCCTGGAAGACCACACCGAGGAGACCCTCACCGAGCTGTACGAAGCCCTTGAGGACACCGCGTACGACCGTCAGGAGACGCGGGAAGCGGCGCAGGCCATGTACAAGTCGTGGGACTGGCACCGGAAGCAGCTCGGCGGCGTCTCCCGCGCCGTCAACGCGGTCTGCAACATGATGCGGACGTCGGCCGACTTCCTGGACCACCGCGACTGGACGGCAGACCGCACCGACGCCTACCTGTGGGGTGTTCTCATCGGCTGGAGCAACGAAGCCCTCGATGAGATCGCCGTCAAGCACCGGTGGAACGAGCACCGCATCAAGTACGTACGCGAGATGCGCGCCCTCCTCGCCCCCATCACCGACCCGCAGCCTCAGGAGACCACGTGACCGAGCAGCCCTGCCCTTTCTGCGAGATCGTCGCCGGACGCGCACCCGCCCAGTTCGTAACCGCCTGGGACGACGCCATCGCCATCGTCCCGCTGAACCCGGTCGTACCGGGCCACACGCTGGTCATCCCGCGCGATCACGTCCGCGACTTCGGCACCGACCCCGACGTATCCGCCGCCACCATGTACCGCGCGGCCGAACTCGCCCAGGGCCCGCGCCCCATGAACCTGATCACCAGCAAGGGGCGCGAGGCGACACAGAGCGTCTGGCACCTACACGTCCACCTGGTTCCTCGAGCGGAGAACGACGGGCTGGCACTGCCCTGGTACAGCGGCCGCAGCAAGAAGGCGGCAAAGCACTGATGCCTGAGCAGCAGACCACAGCAGAGAAGCGCCTCCAGGCGGTCACCGAGGCCGTAGTCCTCTGGCGGGACAGGCCCGGCGGCGACGTCGGCCTCGCTATCGCGCTCGCTGGCATCCTCGACATCGAGCAGCCCGAACCGCCGGCCTCGGCCGCCCTGGTACGGGTACTGCGGGAATGCGACCGCATCGAGCGTGCGGTCCGCACCCAACCCACCAACCCGGACTTCGACGGCGCCTACCTGGCATGCCTCAGCCACATCCGCGACGCAGCAGGCCTCGTCCCGTCCGACGCTGACCCGCGGCAGGCCTCCTACGACGCCGTGTTCGCATACATCCGCCAGCAGCCCCGCGACTTCCTGCCCACCACGGTCGTCGACCGGAACGCGATGATCTGGCACGCCGTGCACGCTGCCCTGGACGCAGCGAACGTCCCGAAGGCCAGTACGAGCAACGAGGAGGGCTGAGCCGTGCTCCGCTCTGTACCGGCGCCTGCCGAGGAGCAGCGACCGAAGCGATCGTTCCCTGAGTTCGTGGCCGCCATCTACGAAGACGAGCGTGTCGGCCATGAGGCCCGTGAACTCCTCCTGGCCGTCGCGTACGCGGTGGACCTGGCGAAGCGGGAAGACGGCGTCAGCCCGCTGAGGGTGGCCCGCCGGAAGCTGGGCGTGGAGGGCTACCGAAAGGCCCGCTACGACCGGCTGGTGGCCGACGACGCGCCCCGCTACGAGCCGCCCGAGTCCGCACACAACCTCCAGTTCGACCGCCCCGGCTGTGCAGCGCCACGCCTGCGCCCCTACCGTCCCCGCCGGGCCGTGCCGTACGCACCGGACCCTGACGCGCCCGTCCCCATCCGTCCATACACGCTGCCGCCAGAACTGGCAGCGCTGAAAGAGGAGGCGATGGCGAACTACAAGCCGCCCAGGGACTGGCGGACCGAGGACGGCGTATGTGGCGCCAACTCCCACCACCGCGTCCTGGAGAAGGACCCGCGGACCGGATGGGTGACCGCGCACTGGTTCTGCAAGCGGCACAAGGACCACGCCGACCGCGTCACCGAACAGGTCCGCGTACAGAACGAGCAGGCCCCCGAACCGATCCCGAACACCGGCGGGCTCCTGCCGTGCTACTTCAAGGCGGACTGGGAGCGCGTGTACCGGCACTACAGGCCCCGCTGGGAGCCCCCGAAATACGGTCTGGCAGCCGACGACTGGCCTTCCCTGCGAGAGGACCAGACGCGCCGGCACGGGCGCCTGCGCGCCATCAGCACCCTGAGCCTTGAGGAGGCATGACGTGGGAGCAGCCCTGCACCTCGCTCACGCCCAACAGGTTCCGCCCGGGCCACGCAGGAAGCGCAAGCGCGGTGGTGGCGGAGGAGACGACTACGACGCTCTCGTGGCCCGCGTCTACCAGGACAAGCGGATGACGTCTGAAGCCCGCGAACTCATCCTGCTCCTCGCCTGGCTCACCGCTCGCGACCCCAACCGGTACGACGCCGACGGCAACCTCATCAGCTGGAGGAAACGGGCCTCCGTCATCCTCGGAGAGTACGGCCCCGGCCCCCGCCGACAGTCCCGCCTGGCCGATCTCCTGTACGCCGACCGGCCCCGGTATGAAGACAAGCGGGACGGCTGGGAGCAGCGCACCTGCGCCGCCCCCATGATCCGACGGCAAGGACTGTGCGGACAGCACGCCACCGACCGGGACTACACCGTCGACCAGGAAACAGGATGGCGCACAGCGGTCTGGTACTGCCGCCGCCATGAATCCTGGGGCCGCGCTCTTCGCACCCAGCGCCACGTGAATCCCGGCCCAGAGCCCATCCCGAACGCAGGCGGCCTCGTCACCTCCTACCTGATGTCCGAGGGGCAGGAACAGGCGTGGGCGCGGCTCTACAAGGAGGCCGCGGTGTGGAAGCGGGACTCACGGTGGGAACCACCAAAGGCGTACGGCGTCCGCGCGGACGACTGGCCCGTCCCGGGCAAGGAGCCCGTTCCGCAGCGGGCCCGTCTGAGGCTCGTCATCGGCGGCGCCGACCTCGAGGACCAGGTGTGACCGACCAGGAACCCACCCAAGTCGAGCGCCTTGCCGACCAACTGGCCCGCCAGTACGACTACCGGTCCCTGGCCGAGCTCGAGCAGGAAGACCCCGAACGCGCCCAGGAGCACCGGGACGCGGCCGCACACCTGGCGCCGTGGATCCAGGAGTGCCCCCGCGAGGAACGCCGGGCCGCGTTCGGCCGCGGCTTCGACAAGGGCAAGGAACGCCAGAAGGTACGCACCGCCGGCGACGTACGCCGCCTCGAGGCGGAGGTTGCCGAACTACGGCAGGACCGTGACCCGGACGGCCTGCGGGCCCGCATCCGCGACCTGGAACACGCCCTCGCAGGGTGGGACCGGTTCATGACCGGCCGGGTCCGTCCGCGGCCTGACGTACCGCCGGACTGGAAGGCGCAGGCCGCGGAGTGTCTGGCCAAGCTGACCGAGGTGCAGCGGGAGTTGGCTGTACTGAAGGGCGTGCAGCCGTCCAATGCGACCAGGGAGCGGTCGTCCTGAGCCGCTACGCGATTGCGGGCTGGCGGCCGGTACCGGGGCCCCTGGTGTAGGGCGGGTGGGTACCGGCCGCATCCTGGCAGTCAGGGAACGGGGGTCGGGCTGGCGGTGTTTCGGGCGCCGCGCTGCGATTCCCTCACGGGAAACGGCGCCCGGAAACCGGGGGCTCAACCGGATTCGTTCCCGGCCCCCATTCGCACATACCGTCCGGTAATTCAAGAAGCCGGTCGGTAGTCGCGAAAGGGTTGTATCCACGCGATCACTGGTGATGACACTGGCAGGCCAGCGCCGCGCAGCACTGAGCATGCATCACGCACCGACACACTTTCTACGGAAGATCTATAGGACTAAAACTCGCCGTACTAATTACACTGACCGAGAGTCAACGACTATCCGGGGGAATCCGCACCAGTGAACCGCAACGCCCTGAGACAGCTCCTCAAAGATCGGCGCGCGCATATAGCCCCCGAGACCCACGGCCTGACCCGGCCCACAGGCCAGGGCCGCCGTGCCCCCGGCCTGTCCCAGTACCAGGTTGACCAGCTCACCAACCGGTCCTTCGGCACCTACCACCGCCTCGAGTCCGGCGCCTACGCCAACCCGCCCGTGGACCTTCTGCGCGACGTTGCCCGCCTGTTCGTGTTCAACGAGCAGGAATGGATCGGTCTGTGCCGGTACGCGCGCGGTGAAGAGCCGCCCGCCCCCCTGTACGACACGAGCGGCGACGCCGTCCCCTCTGCCTGGGAGGACGCGGTGGCCTGCTGCCGGCACATGGCCTACGTCACCGACGCCTCCTGGAATCTCCTCACCTGCAACCCGCAGTTCCGCCAGCTGTTCGAGTCCGGGCAGGCGCCCGCGAACACGATGCGGTGGATGCTGCTGGACGGGCGTGAGCAGCTCACCGACTGGGAGACGGCCTGGGCGCCGCTCGTCATGCCCCAGCTGAAGGCCGCTCTGGCGCTGCGCGCCGACGACCAGGTGCTGCTGCAGATCGAAGGGGAGATACTCGCCGATCCTGTGGCACGGCCCCTGTACGAGGCGGGCGGGACGTCCATTCACCCGGACGGTGACGAGCGGCCGGTCCGGCATGCGAGTGAGGGGGCCGGCTGGGTGACGATGTGTGTGGCGCAGCCGCTTGCGTCTCCCGGCTCGAGGTTCATGATCCTCGTTTTTCGGCCGGGTCCTCGCCAGACCGTCAGCCGTCCGTCAATGCTACGGGCCCCCTTACCGGCCATATAGGTCTGTTTTTGTTCCGGTTTGGCGGGCGGTGAGGCACCATGCCGTGGACGGCGGAGGCAACATACCAGCCAACTTTGCCGTACGTTGACCCGTCCAGGTCGCGGCACTTTTTTGGGGGAGACTCATGCCCGCTCACATCGCCCGCCCCACCACCGTCCTCGCCGCCCACAAAGTCACCACCGCCGAGATAGCCGACGACATTCGCACCCGCCATCCCCACCACCCCCGCCTGGGGGCGATCCTCCGCGTCATCGGCAACTGCGGCGTGGACACCCGCTACTTCACCCAACCGCTGGACGCCCCCACCATCAGCGGCTCCGCCCCCATCAGCGAGCGCGCCCCCCGCGCCTTCGTCGACGGCCTCGCCATGGCCGAGCAGGCAGCCCGCTCCGCCCTGGCCCAGCACGGCCTGCAACCGGCAGACATCACCGGTCTCATCACCACGCACGCGACCGGCTGGGCCGTCCCCAACCTTGACATCCACCTGATCGCCCGACTCGGACTCCGCCCCGCAATCCGTCGCACCGCCCTGACGACCGCGGCCTGCGCCGGCGGCACCCACGCCCTCATCCGCGCCACCGAACAAACTCTGCT